CTCCAGAAGCGGAAGTGCATCTACGTCTTCGACGAGTCGGGCCGGTTCAAGAACCCGGGAGCCAAGCGCACGAAGCGAGTGATGGCCTCCTGCACCTATGCTCTGTACGCCCGAGTGCTGACGGGCACGCCCGTGGACAACTCGCCCTTCGATGTATTCACTGGCGTCAAGGCAGTACGACCGGACATCTGGGTCAACCTCGGTCTCCGTACCTTCGCCAGCTTCAAGCAGCACTTCGGGATCTGGGAACGCCGAGTAAACCAGCAGCAGGGCCGACAGTTTGAAGTGCTGGTCCGCTACAGGAACCTCGCCCAGCTGAAGGACATCGTCGACTCCGTGGGCTCTCGCCTACTGAAGTGCGATGTTCTGGACCTGCCGGCAAAGCTATATGAGAAGAGGTACTTCGATCTGGACCCTGCCCAGTCCAAGGCGTACAAGGAGCTGGAGAAGCAGTACCGAACATTCCTGGAAGGTGGGGACGTAGTCACAGCGGACTTGGCCCTGACCCGGATGCTGAGGATGCAGCAGATCACCTCAGGCTTCGTTGGCAATGATGACGACAACCTAGTACCCCTGGGAACCAAGACGCGCCTTGCGTCCTTACAGGAGGTCCTGGAAGATCTCGGAGATACACCCACCCTCATCTTCGCCAAGTACAGCCAGGAGATCGACGACATCGCGGGGTTGGTGGGCGACAAGTGCGTCACCTTCGACGGTCGAACCAACGACCACGACAGGGCCCGGGCGAAACAGCAGTTCCAGAAGGATCGGACCAAGCAGTTCTTCGTTGCGAAGCCCAGCGCTGCCGGTGAGGGGCTCACACTACACACCGCCAAGTGTGTCATCTACTACAGCAACTCGTTCTCCCTACGCGAGCGAGTCCAGTCCGAAGACCGTGCGCACCGAGCGGGGATGGACGGCGATCCGGTGCTCTACATCGACCTGCTCGCCAGGGGCACAATTGACGAGTACGTCCTTGATGCTCTTCGGAACAAGAGAAATCTCGCCGCAGCTGTAACTGGCGACGACCTACCAACTTGGGCATGAATTCCCTTTACCCCCTCCGCGAAAAGCGTACAATGAAGCCATGACCGAAAACCCTTACGAAGAGTTCACCACCGAGGCCCCTGACTCGGGCGGACTTGCCCAACTGAGTGACCTGGCCAACGACCTGTTCCTCGCCGAGCTGAAGCTCCTGGAGGCTCAGGAAAAGGTGCGCGAAGCCCAGGAGGGTGTGCGCGACATCGCCGAGCAGCAGATCCCCGAACTCATGGACGAGCTCGGGATGGCCAGCTTCGAGACGAAGTCCGGCATCAAGTTGGTCACCAAGGATGTCATCCGCGCCAGCATCCCGAAGATCCGCCGCGAGGAAGCCTACAAGTGGATGAGCGAGCGCGGCCACGGAGACCTCATCAAGCACAACGTCAGCATTGCGTTTGGCCGTGCGGAGGGCGAGAAGGCTGCCGAAACCATCGCCACCCTACAGGCGAAGGGTCTCAACGTCAAGGACGAGAAGAAGGTGGAGTCCTCCACCCTCCGCAAGTTCGTTGGTGATCTGCTGGAAGATGGCGCGGAAGTCCCCATGGACCTCTTCGGTGCTTCCCAGTTCCGCAAAGCCTCCATCAAGAGCAAGCCCGCAACCATCTTCGGCGACTAGAACAATCGGGCATTCTGCCTGCGTCCAATCGCTCCGGGGGACGATAAACAACCCGTGGCACTACCCTACAGGGAACCTACATCATGGCGCAAGCCAAACCGAAATCCGAGACCGCTGTCGAAGTCCGCGCCAAAGGAGGCGCACTCGTCACCCATGACTACGGGGCCACCGCTGGCGCCGGATGGGAGAACACCGACGAAGACGACTTCTCCGTCCCATTCCTGAACCAGCTCCAGGCTCTCAGCCCGGAGGTCCAGCAGGGCGAGGACACCTACGTCGATGGTGCCATGAGTGGCATGTTTATCAACTCCGTGACCCGCGAACTCCACAAGGAGATCGTCTTCGTTCCGTGCACCACCCAGCACGTGTTCGTCGAGTGGGTTCCCCGTGACAACGGTGGTGGCTTCGTGGGCGTGCATGCTCTCGACAGCGACATCGTCAGGGAGGCCCGGGTTGCCGCCGTCCAGTCGGGCGAGCGCAACAACCTGAAGTCCGAGGAGGGCAACGACCTGGTCGAAACCTTCTACATCTACGCTGCCATCCTCGAGTCGGCAGGAGCTACCGAGGTGTCCGACCTGGTGGTCATGGCCTTCACGAAGACCAAGATCAAGAGGTACAAGGCGATCATGACGCGTCTCCGCACGATGAAGGGTTCGAAGCAGATCCCGCTCTTCGCGCACCAGATCCGCATGACGGCGACCAAGGAGAAGAACGCAGCTGGGCAGCCCTACGCCAACTGCGAGCTCAATCCCGCTGTGGATGGTGACGTCGTGGCCAGCCTGATCGACCCGAAGAAGGGTGCCCCGATTCTGGAGGGTGCCCAGGCGTTCCTCGAGAACGTCGGCTCTGGCGAGGCGAAGCCGAACCACGGCAGCAACGCTGGCGACGCCCCGGTCGACACCGACAAGGTCTTCTAGAGAACCAGCTGGTAGGGGTGGGGAAGGCCGAGGACCGGGAGCTGGTTTGATCACCAGTGTAGCCGGCAACCTGATGGCGGAGCCACCCACCCCGACCTCCTTTAGAGCAGCTGATTCCGGATCGGCATGAGGTTCGGTAGCCTCCGAGTGGATGGAAGGCCCACAACCCTTTCTACACATGAAGCTCACCCCCGAACAAGAGAAGGCCCTCGCGAAGGCCAAGAAGTGGTTTGATGCGTGCATCCCGCTCGAGTCCTCGGTGTTCCGAGTGTTCGGCTACGCGGGCACGGGCAAGACCACGCTCGCCCAAGAGTTCGCCAAGATGGTCGCTGGCAAGGTGATATTCGCGGCATACACGGGCAAGGCTGCCTACGTCCTACGCTCCAAGGGCTGCGAGGGGGCGGGCACAATCCACTCACTGATCTACCTGCCCAAGTCTAAGAGCGCTCAGCGACTGCGGGATCTCCAGAAGGAGTATGTCAAGCAAGCTGACGGGGACGTCTCACAGCGAATCCTCGACTCCCTCCAGGCTGAGATCGCGATTGAGCAGGAGAACCTCAAGCGTCCGATGTTCAGCCTGAACGCATCCTCGCCGCTCGACCAGGCCAGCCTCCTCATCGTTGACGAGGTATCTCAGGTTGACCAGATAGTTGGCGAGGACCTAGAATCCTTCGGCATCCCCATCCTGGTGTTGGGCGATGATGCCCAGCTGCCGCCCGTCAAAGGTGGAGGCTACTTCACCAACCAGAAGCCTGACGTCATGCTAGAGAACATCCATCGTCAGGCTGCCGGTAGCCGAGTACTCCGCATCGCCACCCAGGTGCGGGAGGGTCGAGGTCTGAACGCAGAGGACCACATCGCCAAGGGTGTACTGGACATCGCGGATCTCGCCGAGTTCGATCAGATCCTGGTGGGCACGAACAAGTCCAGACGAGTGATCAACACCCGGATGCGAGAGCATCTGGGATACGACGACCAGCTGCCGGTGAATGGCGACCGACTCATCTGCACCAGGAACGATGGCGAGACCGGACTCCTCAACGGCAGCCAGTGGGTGGTGAAGGATATATTCTACGACAGCAACACGGACTCCCTCTCCATGACCATCCAGAGCGTGGAGGAGCCCGACACCTTCCTCAACGTAGACGCCCACCCTCAGCCCTTCCGAGGCGAGGAGATTCCCTACTGGTCCATGCGTGACTCGCAGTGCTTCGAGTTCGCCTATGCCATGACCGTCCACAAGTCCCAGGGTTCTCAGTTCGACACGGTCTGTGTCATTGACGAGTCCCACCGTTTCCCTGCCCACCAACGCCGATCCTGGCTCTACACCGGCATCACTCGTGCCGCCAAAGAAGTGACAATCATCCGATGAACGGTCCCCAAACACCCTTCGCAGAATTCATGCACGCTACCAAGTACCGTGCGCAGGGCGAGTCCTTTGACGAGGCGATGAACCGTCAGGCCGGGGCGCTGACGGATGGCCGTGAGCAGTTCATGGCCTACCGGGACATCATCCGCTCCATGAAGTTCATGGCCGGAGGTCGCATCCAGGCTGCCGTGGGCTCCCCGAGACGAGTGACCCCCTACAACTGCTTCGTCAGTGGCGAGATCCACGACAGCTTCATCGACGGCCACGGCTCCATCATGGCTCGTGCCACCGAGGCTGCTCAGACCATGCGCATGGGTGGTGGCATCGGCTACGACTTCTCCGGCCTACGACCACGGGGCGCAGAGATCAAGAAGCTCGGCAGCCAGGCTTCCGGCCCCGTGTCCTTCATGCAGATCTACGATGCGCTCTGCAAGTGCATCGCCAGCAGTGGCCACCGCCGTGGTGCTCAGATGGGCGTCCTTCGGGTAGATCACCCCGACATCGTGGAGTTCGTTCACTGCAAGCAGAACGACGACAACCTGACGGGATTCAACATCTCAATCGGTATCACGGATGAGTTCATGCGGGCTGTAAAAGTAGGCGATACGTTCGACCTGCGATTCCATGGTCGAACCTACTCCACCATCGATGCCCGGGCCCTCTGGGAGAAGATCATGCGCTCCACCTGGGAGTGGGCCGAACCCGGTGTGATCTTCATCGACACGATCAACACCCGCAACAATCTCTGGTACTGTGAGGACATCGCAGCGACCAACCCCTGTGGCGAGCAGCCGCTGCCGCCCTACGGTGCTTGCCTCCTGGGCAGCTTCAACCTGACCAAGTACCTTCGGGACGCCCCGGGGTATGCTTCCTGGGAGTTCGACTGGGATGGGTTCGCCGCTGACATCGCTCCTGTGGTTGGTGCCATGGACAGGGTTGTGGACGTCGCCACCTATCCTCTCTTCGAGCAGGAGCAGGAAGCCCACAACAAGCGAAGGATGGGGTTGGGCATCACTGGGCTGGCCAACGCCGGAGAAGCTCTCGGGTTCCGGTACGGACGGGAGCAGTTCCTGGAGTTTGAGACCAGGGTACTCACCATCCTCCGGGATGAGTCCTACCGGGCCAGCGCCATGCTCGCCAAGGAGCGGGGCCCCTTTCCGCTGTTCGATCGGGACAAGTATCTGGAGAGCCTGTCAACTCTGGACCTGCCGGCAGATATACGCAGCCTGATCTCACAGCATGGCATGCGCAACAGTCACCTGACCAGCATCGCTCCGACCGGCACGATCAGCCTGTGCGCCGACAATATCAGCTCGGGAATCGAGCCGACCTTCAGCAACTCCATCCGCCGCACGGTTCAGATGTGGGACGGACCGGAGGAGCACGTGATCGAGGACTACGCCTATGCCAACCTCGGCATCGTGCCCACGGAGTCGTCAGCGATCTCAGCGCAGGAGCACCTTGACGTCCTGACCACGGCACAGGCCCTGGTGGACAGTTCGGTGAGCAAGACTTGCAACGTCAGCCCCAGCATGGACTGGGAAGACTTCAAGGCCATCTACATGAAAGCCTGGGAGGGCGGAGCAAAGGGGTGCACCACCTTCAATGCGGGCGGCCAGCGGATGGGCATTCTGAAGGACGACTCGGCCGAAGAGGGCCTTTCCTGCACGATTGATTCCTCGGGGCGTCGCGACTGTGAATGACTTACGACGCTTGCTGTAAACATCCCCGGAAAAACAACGCTCGGACTCGGGGGGTTGAGTATGGTGAAGGCGTAACGGAAAACACAACCACGAACTCAAGGAAGCCAACCATGTTCACGCAATCAGAACTCGAAACCAAGTCCGGCCCGGAACTCGTCGCCATCTTCAACGCCCTCGACGGCGTTGACCAGGTCAAGCGATTCCGCAACCGCGAGACGGGCGTCAAGCGCATCCTCGCTTTCGCCACCTCCGGCTACGCTGAAGAGGGGGACCTCTTCCGGTCCGGCGATCCGAAGAACCCGGCACCGCCCACGCTGATCAACATGCTGAATGGCGGGGAGCCCACCGAGACGAGCCGGGTGGATGCCTCCCAGCCCAACGAGAGCAATGCTCCCAAGACGAGGGAGCCCAAGGTGCGCGGCATCTACAACCTGGAGCGCAAGGAGCTCATCCGCACCTTCCGCCCCAACAGTCGTCGGGGTCGCCTGATCACGCTGCTTCTCAACGAAGGTTCCACTTTCGATGCCCTTCTCGCCAACACTGAGGTAGGGTTCAATGAGGAGGGCGTGCTGCACAAGACACTGCGCATCCTCAACTGGTGGACGGGCTACGGGCTCACCACCGACGCCGATGGGGTCATCCGCCTCACCGACTGATTCACCTGGGGGCCTTCGGGCCCCCAACTCCTTTCCTCTCTCCACGAGCTACTCTCCCTCATGGACTTCTTCGCGATTCTTCTACTGGCAATTCTGCCGCAACAATCCCAACCCGACTGGGACGTCTTCCCGGGGCAAGCTATCGAGCATGCTTCGGGACAGACACATCAGACAGGGCAAAAGAACCCTCTGGCGTTCGCTCTGATTCGCAGCCACCCTGGGGACATCATCCAGGTACACGGCAGGATGCCGCATCTGGACCTCTCGGTAGGCAACGGTGCTGGCAAGAACCAGGCCGTGCGGACCGCTCCCTTTGATGTAGCGATCACTGGCGCAGACGACCACTCGGTCCTCGGCTCGATTGGCATCTCCAGCGAAGGGGGAGGCATTGGTCGGGTCGTATTCACCGATGTCACTATCGATGCACGAGGCAGCCAGGTAGGTGTCCTGGGCTATATGGACAACTACCTCGGTGTCCTGGAGTTCCACAACGTCCGGATGCTGTCCGATGCCAGGACCAAGTGGGGCTACCGCATCCATGGTCAGACAGAGGAGATCGTGTTCGATGGCTGCTCCGGAATGGGTGGCGGGCAAGAGCACTTCATCTACATCAACAACCCGAAGCAGAACGCATACATCCTGAACAATCGTGCGGCCAAGTGGAAGCGGACGCATACCCAGGTGGTCACACGATGGTGGTCCGGGAACATGCTGAACCCCCAGGCGGCGACAGGCAACTTGATCATCGAAGGCAACTCGGCCTACAACTGTGGCCAGGACGGGGCCTACAATTACACGGTCGCTGGCTGGCCCAATGGGTTCGTGCGCATGGCGCGCAACTACGGCGAGTCCGAGTATGCGACCGGCCTGTCTGTGGTGTACCGGGACGTCAAGCAGCACCAGACGACCAAGAACTACAAGCCATGGATCGTGGAAGGCCCGGGGTTCCTGAACACTGAAGGCTTCGCGGTGTCCCGCATGATCTGGAAGGAGAACATCGGCATCTTCCCCAACGGTGATCGTCCCGTGTGTGCGTTCAACTCTGTGGAGAAGTTGAACATCAAGAACGGCGACCGAGCGTTCATGTTCCTCCACGCACCAGGAACAGGATTCGAGCTGAAACACAACGGCCTCCCCAACGGTGAGGTAACATTCTTTGGGCGTCACAGTGCCAACACGTGGAACGTCCAGGCTGCCAAGCCATTCGTCGAAGATCGCCAACCTGTCAATCCTGACACCTACCCGCAAGGCTAGACCCCTGATGAAGATTCTCGTACCCACCCTCAGTCGTGCCGGCAAAGTCCGGATCTTCCGTGACCTCCCGAACGCCACACTCCTTGTGGACTACAGCCAGGCGGCGGACTACCGTGCGGCCTACCCTGACGCGGACCTTCACGTGCTCCCTGAGGGCGTGTGTGGCATCGCTGGTGTCCGGGAGTACTGCGTTCGCGATGTCGGCGGCAAGATCCTGATGCTCGACGACGACCTCTGGTTCTACACTCGTCGGGAAGACGACGAGGGCAAGCTGGTCAACGCCAGTGAGCGGGACATGGTCAACCTCCTTGAGGCCGTCGAGGATGCTCTGGACGACTACGCCCACGTGGGCATCGCTGCTCGTGAAGGTTTCAACAGGTTCAAGGGGTTGGGTGACATCCTCGAGAACCAGCGGTACATCCGGGCACTCGGGATCAACGCGGACATGGTTCCGGCTGACGTTGACTTCACCCGGGTCCAGGTGATGGAGGACTTCGATGTGGCGCTCCAGCTCCTCGAGCGAGGACTGCCCAGCGGTATCCTCACCCGTTGGGCCCAAGGGCAGGTCCAGACCCAGATGGCTGGTGGCTGCTCGGACTACCGGACCCACGAGAACCACGAGCGTGCGGCGAAGAAGCTGCATGAGCTTCACCCCGAGTTCGTCCGTCTCCGCCAGAAGGAGAACAAGGCCGGTGGCGAGTTCGGTACTCGTACCGAGGTCACGGTCTACTGGAAGAAGGCGTTCGCCTCCTCGCAGGTGAAGTCATGAAAGACACAGACAACAAGCTCAACGCATTCCTGTTCCTCACCTTCCTCGTCCTGAAGCTGACCGGCGTGATCAACTGGAACTGGATCTGGGTGACCGCCCCGCTCTGGGCACCTCTTGCCATGGCGATCATCACGACCGTCACTGTCGGCCTCGAGTACTGTACCAAGAAGATCCTGTCATGAATCCCGACGACCTTCACGTTTCGCCCAACCCGGCCCAGGCTCCCGGGAGTCCCGAGATGCGGGCCCACCTGGACAAGCTGAAGCAGGAGCGGGCGCAGTACATCGAGATGTTCGCCGGGGCCTTCCTGATGGAGACAGGGTCTGAGGAGGCCAGCAAGTACAAGCTGGTCGAGACCGTGATTCGCGAAGGCGACACCATGACGACCAGCTGGGAGTTCGTGCTCAGATGATGCACCCGGCTATCACTGCCTTCCTGAACACCCAGGCCCAGGCCCAGATCCGGCTCGCTCGGGTTGGGCAGACTGCTGTCCAGGAAGTCCTCCAGCCCATGTTCGCTCGGCACTCGGGGATCATGGGACTCAGCTGGACTCAGGAGATGATTGGGGGGTGCTTCGTCAGCCTACACCGCCAGCCCTTGGTTATGGTCGAGCGAGACACCATAGCCCACCGACAGACCGAAGCGTTCGCCGCCAAGATGGTTGGTACCCTGGGCATGGGCTGGGCCAAGCCTGACCAGCTGTCCGCCGATCATCGCCGGACCTACGACTGTGCGATCTATGACTTCAGGTCCATCCCTAACGATGTCATGCACTCCGTCTTCGGTCATGATGTCCGCATCACTGTTACGTCCTCAGGACAAGTCGGGGTAGAAAAGCTGTGAAGCAGTTTGGTGACGGATGGGAAAACATGCGGGCCCAACAGCAAAGGATCGCCCGTGTGCGGAAACGATGGCGGTTCGGGATCAAGGTGCTCCGCATCTCGCTCGTCCTCTACCTGATCTACATCATGTGGCTGGGTCTCACCTCGTGACCGCACTCGCGCATTGGCAGGACCGAGCGATTGCCCTGTTCGGGAAGGATCCCAATCAGTGGAAATTCCAATGTCCCACTTGCTTTCTCGTGCAATCTAGGGCAGACTTTCTAGCGTTGGGCCTCTACCCTAACCAAGTGGACCTGTTCGTTGGCTACTCCTGCATCCGCAGGTGGACAGACCAGGGCTGTATGTCCACCAAGAGCGGTCCGATTCAACTCAACATATCCCCGGGCGAAGTTCGCCCCACCTTCGACTGGGCTACCACATGAGAACCTTCACGATCAACAATCCCGTCAACTTGGTTGGCAACAATGTCACGCTCGTCGTCTCCGGTATCGAGACCGCCAAGGAGGTGAAGACCTCGGAAGGTGGACCCGGCGAGGAGATCAAGCTCGTGGACCGCAACGGCCAGGACATCACCTTCGCCGAAGTGCTGGACAAGTGGGGTGGGCCCCTCGGTCACGTTCCCGCCCTACTCCTGGAGATGTGTCACGATCCGCTCCAGCGCTCGTTCACCGGCCTCCATACCGCTCTCATGATCGAGTCCAAGGAACCTGTCCCGGCCATGACCGATGTCAGCGTCCTCGTCATTCGGCCCAAGGTCAGCACCATCCTGCGGCCCACGGTGGCTGAGGTCCGGAACGCGGGTGGACGATGAAGGTCCTCTACGACTCGGAGGACTTCCAGGCAATCGTAGGATGTGGACTTCGCCGTTGGTACGTGGGCATCGCCTATGAAACTGACGACCTGACGTACGATGCTGCCGTCTTCCGGATCGGCCCTTTCTACCTCCAGCTTGTCAAGAGGATCCCCGCATGATCGAGACTGAACAGTTCTTCGGGTTCGTCAACGAGCGCGAAGCCACCCGCATCAAGAAGGAGTCCGGAGCCCCGGGCCCCTGGACCAAAGACCCTGTCCTGAGCGAGTTCCGCTTCTGCAACGTCTTCCGGGAGGACGACAAGACCACTCGTTGGTTCCGGGAGAACGTGCGGGACCCGCTCCGAGACGAGCGCTCCGTGGCCCTCATGACCCTCGCCTTCCGCTGGTTCAACCGTATCGAGGTTGGCGAACTCCTGCTGCCCATGATGCGGACCGGGGAGTGGGACAGCGCGTGGGCGGAGAAAACTCTCAGACCGCACGTGAACGCAGGAGGCCGAACATGCACCGGGGCCTACATGATTCGCACCCCCGCTGGGAAGGACAAGCTCACGGGAGTGCTCGAGCTCGTCGAAGGAGCCAGGCAGACTGCGGAGAACCTGGCCGACTACGGGGCCGAAGAGGAAACAAAGTTCCTTGAGCAGGCTCACAGGATCGTGTGCGAGACATGGCTCCTGGGACCGTTCCTGGCCTACGAAATCGTCACTGACCTGCGCCACACGCACATCCTTGAGAATGCTGTGGACATCAACACCTGGGCCTCCCCCGGGCCCGGTGCTGCCCGGGGAACTTCCTGGCTCCATCACGGCTGCCGTGACAGGGTGGGGTATGGTTCAGCCAAGGGCGTCGCCCTCTCCATGTCCACCATGCAGCAACTCGTCCAACTGTCCACACCCAAGCACGGTCTGTGGGCATACCCTGACCGGCCCTGGGAGATGCGCGAAGCCGAGCACTCCCTCTGCGAGTACGACAAGTGGCGTCGTGCCCAGGGTGGCCAACGTCTGAAGAGAAGGTATTTTCCGTCATGAGAACAATCGTCGTCCGAAACGTGCACCAGGCCCTTCCCGAAGGCTGCTTCCAGCTGCTCAACTTTGGTGTGGAGACCGCCAGCCGAAACGGCCCGGTCAAGGTGCTTCCCGTACCCCTGACCACGGCGTACATGCGGCCGACGGAGCGGGTCATCTTCCATCCCGAGCGGGACGCCAACCCGTTCTTCCACCTGTTCGAGTCGCTGTGGATGCTCCACGGCGACAACGATGTGGAGTTCGTCAGCTTCTTCAACTCCGGGATGCACAACTACAGCGACGACAGCCAGACCTTCAACGCTGCCTATGGCAACCGCTGGCGTAGGCACTTCGGCACCGATCAGCTTGATGTCATCATCAAGGCTCTGGATGCGAATCCCGAGTGTCGCCGCCAAGTGCTAGGGATGTGGGATCCGCGCCACGACCTCGGCCTCCAGAGCCGAGACCTCCCCTGCAACACGCAAGCCTACTTCCAGGTTGACCTGGACGGCAAGCTGCAGATGATGGTCACCAACCGGAGCAACGACCTGATCTGGGGGGCCTACGGTGCGAATGCTGTTCACTTCAGCTTCCTCCAGGAGTACATCGCCCTCGGCCTTGGCCGGGAGGTGGGGATGTACTATCAGACCTCCTTCAACACGCACTTCTACACCGAGCCGCACCAGAAGCTCGTGGAGACCCTGGCGGACAAGGCTCCGCAGCCTCCCGAGCAGTACACGTGCCCCTACTCCACGGGTGACATCGGCAACATCGTCCCGCTCATGTCGATCCCTCGGGGTCGCTGGGACCGGGAACTGGACACGTTCTTCCTGCTCCGCGACGCAGGGACATACGTTGACCCCTTCTTCACCCAAGTCGCGGTCCCGCTCTATCTGGCCTATGGGGCCTTCAAGAGCAAGACCCCTGACCGCTTCGACCGCGCCTTCCAGCATGTGGGCCAGTGTGCCTCCCATGACTGGGCCATCGCATGTCAGGAGTGGCTGCTTCGGAGACAAGCCAAATGCGCGACATCGTCGACCTCGTAACGAAACTCAGGGAGGGTGCCGCTGTGGAGCGGGCCCATACCCTGCCCCACCACGGGTCCTACTCCAACGGAGCCCACCAGTACGCAGCCACCATGTTGCTGTTCACTCTACACCCTGACCCCAGCATGAACCTGGTCAAGGCCATGATGACTCACGACCTTGGCGAGCGCTGGTGTGGTGACGTTCCTGCCCCGACCAAGTGGTCTGACGGTGAGTTCGCGAAACGCATCGGAGCGATGGAGAAGCAGTGCCTAGCCCACCTGGGCTACGACATGATCCTCAGTTCTGAAAACTGGGAGTGGCTCGACGCTTGCGACAAGCTGGAACTCCTTCTCTGGGCAAAGGACCAGCTCGCGATGGGAAACCAGAACGTGGCAACCTGCCTCGGCAACCTTCTGGCCTGGTTCAAGGCCAACATCAACCGCATCCCGAAGCCTGTTCAGGACTTCATCACCACCCACGAATGGACACGGACGCCTGACGTCCTCCCGAAATGAGTTACATCGGCCGAATCGAAAACATCGCCAACCATGACGTCGCTGTCCTTCACCTGAAGGACATGGAGTACGGAGGCAGCTGGCTCAAGCGTGGTGGGGTGGGCGCATTCATGATGCTCGCCCGCAAGTGGGATCGCCTGGAGACGGCGATGGAGCGAGTGATGGAGGACAAGAGCGCGGAGGGATACCCCGCCATCGACAAGTACGACATCATCAAACGAGCGGTGCTGGATGGTCGAGAAGAAGGTATCCTCGACGACATCGGTGACATGCGCCGCTACCTCCTGCTGGTGGAGGGCGAGATCCACCAGCAGGAGTCCCAGCGTAGTTCGACCAATTTCCTCGGCACCTGCTACGACGAACCCTCCGAGTGAACCTTCCGCCCTTCACCCCGCGATCAGGCTGGACCCCTCCCCAGCTTGGAAGTCTCCCCTCCTGGGCTGAGGCCAAGAGAGTATGTGTGGACCTGGAAACCCGGGACCCGCAACTCACGAAGCTCGGCCCCGGGGTCCGCCGTGACGGCTACGTCATTGGTGTGGGCTTCGCGATTGAGGACGGGCCCGCTGCCTACCTCCCTATCCGCCACGCCAACGGTGTCAACCTAGACCCTGTTCAGGTGTGGAACTACATCCGGGACCAGGCGAAGGTGTTCAAAGGAGACCTCTGCGGGGCCAACCTTCCGTACGATCTGGACTACTGCGAGGAGAACGGAGTCTCCTTCCGGCCCCGACGGCACAAGGACATCGGAGTAGCGGAGCCCCTCCTTGACGAGCTTCAATACAGCTACGGTCTGGACGCTATTGCCGAGCGGAGAGGTATCCCGGGCAAGGACGAGACCCACATGCGTGCCGCTGCGGCAGCCTGGGGAGTAGACCCGAAGAAGGGGATGTGGGAGCTGCCTCCTGAGCACGTGGGGGCCTATGCGGAGCAGGACTGCCGATTGCCCATGCAGCTGCTTCGCCGCCAAGAGCGTGAGATCTACGACCAAGGGCTGGAGGCTGTCTGGGACATGGAGTCCCGGCTGCTCCCTGTCCTGCTGAAGATGCGACGCCGGGGTATCCGCGTCGACTTCGAACGGCTCGCCGAGATCGAGGAATGGTCCATCGGTCGGGAGACCTCCGCCCTGGCCAAGCTGACCCACATGACTGGCATCGGTCTGGACCTGTCAGATACCACGAAGACTGCAGCCCTGGTTCCACTGCTACTCGCCCAGGGGTTGACCATCCCCCAGACTGCACCCACCACCAAGTTCCCGAGCGGTCAGAACTCAGTCAAGAATGACTGGCTCCGTACCCTGGACAACGATGTTGCCCGGGAGATCCTGGTGGCCAAGAAGTTCAACAAGCTGCGGAACACCTTCGTCAAGTCCATCAGGACCCACGCGATTGGCGACCGCATCCACTGCACCTTCAAGCAGATGATCGGAGAGTCTGACAGTGCTGACGGCGATGACTCCGGCGCACGGTACGGGCGGCTGGCATGCAAGGATCCGAACCTCCAGCAGCAACCCGCTCGGGACCCGGAGATCGGCCCTATGTGGCGCTCCATCTACATCGCTGACGAGGGTGGGCAGATGGCGGTCCATGACTACTCCCAACAGGAGCCACGGTGCGCTGTAGCCTATGCGGAACAGCTTCGCCTACCCCGGGCCTTCGAGATGGCGGAACGCTACAGGAACGATCCTACAGCGGACAACCACGACATGATGGCCACCCTGATCAACCCGAACTGGCCCAACCTGAAGGGGAAGATAGCCAAGGAGGAGCGAGGTGCAGCCAAGGTGATCTTCCTCGGTTTGTCCTACGGCATGGGCCCCGGCAAGCTGGCTCGTTCCCTGGGCCTCCCGACGGCATGGAAAGAGTTCACCAACGACGATGGCGAGCTGATCAAGTATCTCGGGGCAGGGGAGGAAGCCCAGGCCCTGCTGGACAGGTTCCGGACCGGCGTCCCGTTCGTGAAGCTACTGATGAAGGCTGCCGAGAAGAAGGCCAAGCAGCGGGGCTACATCATCACCAAAGGTGGTCGGCGCTGCCGGTTCAAGAAGATCTGGAACGCGGAGAAGCGACGATGGGAGTACGAGGATGCCCACAAGGCTGGCAACCGTGCGGTCCAGGGTAGCTCGGGCGACCAGACCCGGGAGGCTATGGTGAATGCCGACGAGGCAGGCATCCGGCTCCAGCTCCAGGTTCATGACGAGTTGACCCACACGATCTGGAGCCCCGAAGAATCACTGCTCTGCCGTGAGATCATGGAAGCAGCGTTGCCGATGAGTGTCCCGGCCAAGGTGGACATTGAGACTGGCCCCAATTGGGGCGACATAGCCGAACCGGATTGGGCAAAGAGATGAGCGAATACTGGCAATGGTACGATGAGCAAAAGGAAGAAGAGCCGCAAGGCCAAGAAGCAGATGCAGCAGCTGTCGGACTGGGCGAGCCAGCATCAGATCCCGATGACCTACGCGATCTTCTGGCGACAGAAGCCTGGATTCTACCAACCGGGGACTCCGGAGTCCCCGTGATGCGGCCTCCCGGGGGAACAGTGGTCACTGTTCCGCAGCTACAGTCAGGCCGAGGAGCGGAGGGACACAGTGTTCAACCGCATGAAGGACCGACCGGACATCAGTGTGAGACGAGTGAACATATGATCGTGTGCAAGATATGCGGCAGCCCTGTGGAAAACCACTTCCGGGCATGCCACCCCTTCCTCCCCTACGAACTCCACCCCGGACCCCGAGCTGTGGACTGGGATGGGCGGTTCCTCGAGCTCGCTCAGCTCGTCGCTACCTGGTCCAAGGACCCCTCCACCAAGGTAGGGTCAGTCATTGTCGACGCGAAGCGTAGGGTCCTTTCTGTAGGCTACAATGGCTTCCCACGGGGACTCCCGGATGACCCGGCCACCCTGGCGAAGCGGGACGCCAAGCTCAGCATGACGGTACACGCTGAGATGAACGCCATCCTGAACACCGGGGTGCCTACCTCCCTGGAAGGTGCCACCCTCTACTCCTCCCTCTACCCCTGCAACGAGTGCGCCAAGGCCATCATCCAGTCGGGGATTGCCCGAGTGGTGACCTACGCCCCCACGAGTGCAAAGTGGAAGGTGGCCCACGACACCGCCAGTCAGATGTTCGACTCTGCCGGTGTGGATGTGCTCATCCGATGAGTGAGAAAGCACTCGCCGGTCATGTCATGAAAGCACTCAAGCCACTTGATGGGGTTCGGGTTGAAAATGGCTGTGGCCGAGGCACTCCCGATGTCAATTACACCGGGGGCTGGATTGAACTCAAACAGCATGACAGCTGGCCCAAAAAGCCGGAGACACCGCTCGTGCTCGGGCACGACCTCACAATTGAACAACGGATCTGGCTGACTCGTAGGGAGGAAAAGGGCGGAGTTGCCCTGGTTCTTCTTCAGGTTTCACGGGACTACTTGTTGCTTTCTGGTGGGGTGGCCGCTAGACTTATTGGTGAAGCAACGCAAGCTGAACTCAAGGAAGCCTCAATCGTTGTTTGGACCTCCGCCGCAACCCTCCGCAAAGAACTCGTCCCATGCTTACATCATCTCAGTTGACCTCCTCGGAGCGTCTCCTCATCGACCGCCGGAGACGAGGACTCACTCAAGAACAGGCTGCGGAGGCTTGGGGATTTTCCGAGTGGCACTATCGGATGCTGGAGGCGGGCAAACGGTCACGCAGCTGCCCACGTATTAGGATCGGCAAGCTGAAGCCCCACGAGGCAGCGGTCACAATGCGCCGTCGCTGGGGTTTCAAGAGAACCGAACTGGCCAAGCAGATCGGAGTCTCGTGCTGGTGGTTGACGCAGATGGAGCGAGGACGGGTCAATCCGAAGCGTCTCGTCGAGTTTTGGGGCTGATCCGTGGCGTCTGCTGCTGCTGTTGAATTCCTGACGTACATGTACCCGCAGGGCCCGTGGCTACTCACGGCGATCCCTGTAGAGCGCAAGTCAGGCCTCCCTACCAACTCCCGAACTTTCTACCCCAAGGACGCATCTCTTGTTGGCACCTGGCTTACAGATCTCGACAATGGAGAATTCAACTTCTACTTCAGCGTCAACCCGCCCAACCGGGACATGGAGAAGAAGGCTACTCGACTGGACATCAAGGAACTCGCCTTCCTCCATGTGGACCTGGACCCCCGAGCCGGGGAGGACCCTGATGAGGAGCGAGCAAGGATTCTCAGTCTCCTCACCACAGGGCTCCCCAAGGACATGCCAGCTCCCAGCGCAATCACCGACAGCGGTGGCGGGTACTGGGCGTTCTGGCGACTGACTGACCCGTTCGCGATCAATGCCAACGAGAAGAGGTACGACGAGGCCAAGCTGTACAACCTCCAGCTTGAACTCCTCTTCGGTGCTGACCACTGCCACAACGTCGACCGGATCGCCCGGTTGCCGGGCACCACCAACTACCCTGACCAGCGCAAGGTCAGCAAGGGGAGGAAGATAGCTCCTGCCGTGGTGATCTCCACCACTGATGCCGAGTACCCTCTGACCCGGTTCATCAAGGCCCCCTCCGTGGCGGCGAAGTCTGACATCGCCACCGCCGACAGGGGCAAGTCCATCGTGATCTCCGGCAACCTGCCGCGTATCCAGGACGTCATGGTGGAGCTCAAGGCAGCCAGCGACCTGGCCAAGGTGGCCATCGTGCAGGGCTGCGACCCCGACGACCCCACCCGGTGGGCCAAGGAAGGCGGTGGCGTCGACCGCTCGTCAGTGCTGCACTTCGTGTGCTGCGAGTTGGTGCGCGGGGACTATTCCGACGACGTCATCTACTCGGTTATCACTGACCCGGACTTCGCGGTCAGCGACTCTGTCATAGACGGGTCCAATGGCAGGACGGACGGCTACGCCAAGCGTCAGATCCAACGGGCCAGGGAGTTGGTCAAGATCAGCTCCGGGTTCATGGACATCAATGACGAGTTCGCTGCGGTCCTCGCCTACGACGGGGTGGGCCAGAGGGTGGTCAACCTTGTGACGGGGGAGGCCCACAAGCCCAACGAGTTCATTGCCTTCTACGCCAATCAGTTCGTGACTATCGTCAACGACAAGGGCGACCCTCGGCAGGTGCCGCTCGGGAAGCACTGGTGGGAGCACAAGGATCGCCGGTCCTACGCCCGTGACAAGTTCGCTCCTCCCGGGGTATCCGTGGCCGAGGACGAACTGAACACGTGGGAGGGGTTTGCTGTTGAGCCGCTGCCGGGTGGGTCATGTGACCTCTACCTCGCCCACATCCTGAACGTGGTCGCGAGTGGGGACACGACCATCTACGAGTACCTGCTCAATTGGATGGCGAAGTCCGTGCAGCAGCCTCACCGGAAGATTGGTACGGCCCTGGTTCTCAGGGGAGCACCAGGCACGGGCAAGGGTACGTTCGCGAAACCCTTCACGGAGCTCTTCGGGAGCCACGGGATGACCATCACAGACCCCTCCCTCCTGGTTGGTAGCTTCAACGGCCACCTGGAGCACTGCGTCACGCTCTTCGCTGACGAGGCTGTGGGGGCGAACATGGACAAGAAGGGTGAGTCCATCGTCAAGGCCCTGGTGACGGAGGAAACGATCGCGATCAACGCCAAGTTCAAGGCTGCCGGTCAGAGGGCCAGCTACCTCCGGATCATCATGGCGTCGAACGAAGAGCTGGCGGTGAGGATCTCCAAGGGTGATCGTCGGTTTGTGGTGCTTGACGTCAACAGCAGCCGAGTCCAGGATCGCGAGTACTTCGACGCGGTGAATGCCGAGCTGGACAACGGTGGCCGGGAGGCCCTGCTCTACATGCTCATGGCCCGGGATGTGGGCGACTTCCACGCCGAAGCCAGTAGGCCCAAGACCCTTGCTCTAAGTGAGCAGAAGAACCTGTCAGGCAACAGCCTGGAGCGCTGGTGGGTCTCCATCCTCCAGGAGGGTGTGCTGGATGACGTCATCCTGACCAACGGTGCCTTGGTGCAGACCGGCATGGTGTGCTGGGACTACAACTCGGCAGCCAGTCGCATCCGAATCGGTGAGATGGCAACCTTCCTGAAGAAGGTCATCGGTCGGGACACCAAGCAGCAGATTGACGGCACCGGCATCCACAACATCCAGGGCCGGAACGTCCACCCCTCCAGCGGTCAGGAAAAGACCACCCACTCCGCCCGCCCCTACGTGTTCGCGCTACCCTTCCTCAGGGAGATGCGCGAAGCGTATGACCGATACAGTGGCAGCGCTACCGAGTGGGAGAAGGAACCCATCGCACCCCCAAGTGACAAGGACGCATTCTGATGGCAGAACCGAAGCTGAAACTGCGCACGAGCTACCCGAAGGAACTCCGAGCCGAGGCCAAAGCTGCCGGCAAAGGGGTCATCACTGTGAGCATCGAATTCCCGAACGGTGAGCGCGAAGAGAGGCAAATGGCGGGTTCCGCAATTGAATGCCGCTTCGCCCGCTGGGCCGGGGTATTGTTGAGTGAAGAGCAGGCACGGCCCGTGCCGGACCTGGAAGAACTGATCCGAAACCACCTGGAGAACTGATGCATACCATCGATCTGGAGTACCGTGGCCTCAACATTGAGGCGGAGATTGACCCAGGAGACCCGGGGGTACATACATACTCCAACGGAGACCCCGGCTACCCTGCGGACCCCGGTGGGTGTGAGTCCTTCACCTGGGAGGTGGGCGACATCGACGAGGTGATCGAGGCTCTGGAGGTCGAGGAAGTGAACACGGAGAGAATGATCCGAGCCTGTCACAAGTACACTGGCGAGCTGCCGCCCATCATCATACAGAAGATCGAAACCGAGTGGGAAGATGAGATCGCCGACGCCGCAACCCAAAAATACTGGGATTCAATCTGATGATGTTCGAAGAATGCCCCATCTGTCACGCCATGGATCTACACAGCGACGGCCCCTACAGTGACACCTGTACCTGCAGCATCTGTGGTGCCCAGTTCGACACCTCCACCGATGGCGATGGCGACATCACAGTGGGCGACCGCATCGACGAGTAGACACAAAGATTCCAGACAGAGTAGCCTTCCCGTGTGAGTGAGGTAGAGTGAAGCCATGAAGAATCAAACAGACAACGATGATGGAATCAACATCCCCCTGGGCCGCACGGCACACTGCGACATCGACGCGATGATCGAGGACCTGATGGAGCTCAAGAAGCTCGGGTTCATCAAGAGCTACGCCATCCCCACCGGGATGGATGTGGAGGTTTATCTCTACGGTCTTCGCTCGAAGATCAGCGACCTGATCGAAGTCGACGAGGAACTCGAAGACGAGCTTCGGAGCCTGTGAAGCAACCGAGGTGGCGGGAGGCTGACGGGTATATCTGTCAGTGGCCCCGATGCAAAGACGAGGGAACCACCCACTACACCCTTGGGTCCACGAAATGGATCGTGCCCGAGGAGGGGGTGGACCTCTGCGACAGACACACGAAGGAGATGCACTCGGCTCTCTTTCCCGATCCGGTAGGCCCCGAGGTGGGCACCAAGCTGTGGCTCAGGGCCACGGAAGACTACCCTAGAGAGCAGGTGGAAGTCCTGGACTGGTGGTACACGAGCGAAGTCATTGTCCTCACCTCTGAAGGTGAAGTACCCTACACGGAGTTTGAGTGTGAAGAAGCGTGACCTGTTCTGGGCGTTGGTCCTTGGCGCCATCATCGTGACCTACATCGTGAAGATGACGAGCCTCCTCTCATGAAACGCTACATCATCATTGCCGAGTACCGCGCCCAAGTTGAGCTCGAGATTGAGATCGAGGACGACAAGGCCGACCCCTACGATCCGAACAACTGGGACACCTTCGTCTCGGAACACGAGCGAGACTATCAACTGTACGACGTCGAGACCGTCAAGGAAGTAGAGGAATTCTGATGGGCTACAGCACAGAGTACGTCGGTACGATCCGCATCCGCAACCTGAACCTGGAGAGGGTCCGCATCCTGAACCAGTACCTGGGCAAGGACAAGCGAGATCTGGACCCCTCCTTGGGCGTCCCGGGCGTGGAGCTCCCGTTCAACCACTTTGACCTGGAGTTGACCGAGGAGCTGCATGGGCTCAGGTGGAACGGGTCCGAGAAGACCTATGGTATGCGGGAGGCACTGAACTTCCTCCGAGAGGTGGCTACCCTGGAGTTCCAGGGCGGGGATTTCATGATCTGCCAGGGTGAGGAACTGGAGGACCGCTACATGCTGATCGTGATCAACAATGAGATCCAGAAGCACTCGGCTGCTCCGGCAGGCGTCCTCGAGTGTCCCGAGTGCAGTCACCGATTCCTCCCGGGGGCTGAGACCACCTGATGAAGATCAAGTGGAAGATCTACTGCGGGTCGAAGCATATCGACTCCGGGACTATCCAGGCAGAGAGCGAGCGCGACGCCATGGGCCAGGTACTCCTAGCCCAGGACGGAAAGCTGAAAGCCGAAGAGTCCTACTCGTTCACTGTAGGGGACATGAAGATGTCCACCTATGGTGACGAGTGTCGGAGGTCCGCCGAAGTCAGTGGGTATGGGCGCGACGCCGAGCAGGAACCCCTGAAGGGTGGCCACCACTTCCCCGCCCCAGACAAGGAGCTCATGGAGAGGCTCGGGAAGAAGCTCGCAGAGGACGTCATCACTACTGCCTTGGACAAGCTGACGAGCTCTACCCAGCAGACCGCCCACGCGATCGACGAGTTCAACACCGTGCTTCCCTCCATCTGTCAGAAGTGGCTCAGTGGCCAGCACGATATGAATGACATGGTGGTCAACCCCACCACCGGGGAGAACCATGCGAAGTGCTACCATTGTGGGTTCATCGACCCCCACGGGTTGGGCACCTATGATCGTGGCGGTTGGCCGGGTACATTCACGGCGAAACAGGTGGACACCATCTCCACGATTGCCCGCCTCTACGGACACGACCCTGACAGCATCACAGATGCTGTCCAGAGTCATGTTGGTCATTCCTGGCAGTTTGGCCTCACTGATGGCACATGGTTCATGATCTCCGACCTGATGATCGCTCAGTTCAGTGGCTGAGACAAAGATCTGAGATAAAGTAGCCTTCTCGGGCAGGGCCGGGTACACTGTTTGCGTCTGAAGCAAACACCTTTCACGGAGAAAAGAACAATGGCTCACATGATCATGGGAACGGACAGGTACGGCGAAGTCAGGAAGAACGGGCAGCGTGCATGGCACGGTCTGGGTAGCGAGATCGAAGAAGGTCTCTCCGCTCAGGAGGCATTCCCCTTCATCGGCCTTGACTGGGACACCGAGCTCGCTCCGCTCACCGCCACCATGGCGAACGGCACCCAAGTCCCGCTCGCCGGGAAGAACCCCTACCGGGCACACCTCCGCAGCGACACCAGTCAGCTGCTCGGCCTCGTCACTGAGAGCTACACTCCCTTCCAGAACAAGGACGTCGCTGCCTTCGCTGACGCCCTCGCTGGTCAGGATGCGGCGGTCACGGTTGAGACGGCTGGCTCGCTCTACGACAGCCGTCGGGTGTTCGTCCTGGTCAAGCTGCCCGGTATCATCCGGGCCTCGGCCGACGATGTGCTCGAGCAGTACATCCTGGTCCAGAACGGCCACGGCGGCACGGCTGCGGCAGCCTGCTACGACACGGCCATCCGCGTCTGCTGCGCGAACACCTTGGCGTGGTCTGAGCAGAACGCTGGCGGCATCAAGTTCCAGCACACCGGCAACTTCGAGAACAAGATCAAGCAAGCCCAGACGGTGCTTGGGCTCGCCATCGGTCAGGCCGAGAAGTTCCAGGAGAAGGTCACTGCCCTGGTGGGCAAGAAGCTGACCGCTGAGGGAACTCACAAGCTCCTCGAGAGCATCTACGATGCAACCTACGGTACCCTCCCGGAACCGCTCCAAGTCTCGGCAGAGATCCTCGAGCGTCTCACGCTGAAGCGTACTAACCTCATCGAGCAGTGGGAAGTCAACCTCTGCAACGAGCGTCAGAAGATTCGCGGCATCCAGGGCACCGCATGGGCGGCACTCAATGCGGTCACCGAGTTCCACGACCACGATCGCGGCAACTTCGGGGGCATCGACGAGTCTGATGCTCGGGTCGGCAACAACATCTTCGGAGCGAGCAGCCGCGACAAGGCCATGGCCATGAAGGTCGCGCTCGCCAGTGTCTAGAGGCACCTCTCCTGACGGAGCCTCGGCCCGCACCCTGATTTCTTCATGGGGGTGCGGGCCTTTTCATATCTAGAGAGTAAAGTAGCCCCGTCTCAGATCTCGGGGTATCTTGAGGCATGAAGAAACAAAGAGACAGTCAGAGATCCAAGCTCTACGGATGGGAACTCGCAGAACTCGGTTCGGCATGGTTGGTCACCGACAAAGAGAACACCCCGCTCGGAGAGGCTGGGGCCCAACGGCTGGTCAACGAGGTCTGGGCCCAGGAGTGGGCTCACCTCGGCTCGGTCCCGAAGATTCGGGTCATGAACAACCGAGGAAGGGGCACCGCAACGGGCCACCTCATCAAGTTGTCGGGCTCCTACCGTGTCACCCAGACAACGTGGTATGTGCTCCACGAGCTCACCCACTCCATCCAGAGACGTCGTCGGGACCTGGGTCCTGACTCCTGGGATCTCGCTGCCCATGGGCCTGAGTTCTGTCAGGAGTACGCTCGGCTGCTGGACGTCTACACCGCAGCAAGGTACGGGGACGTCATCCAGTCCATGCGGGAGGCACGATTGAAGGTTTCCCCTACCCATCCTGCAGCCTTCCGGTAGAGTAGGGGCACACCCCGCTGACAAGGAGGTGACAATATCTAGCGAGAGTCCGACTCCCAGTCGGGCTCTCTTTTCCTAGCCTTCCGGCCCTGTTCGGGGTAGACTATGGTCATGAGTGAATTCCGCGACTTTCTCAAAGGTGAGGCTCCTCCCCCTGGCACTCGGGTTTCCCCGATGTGCTCCGTCTGCAAGAATCCCAAGCTCGCCGCCGAGGTGGCCGAGTACGCAGCAGGGCGGATGGACGGCACCATCCACCACACCATCCATTCAATCTGGTCCGGCTACTTCGGCCCCAAGTGGGGCATGGGCTCAGAGAAGACACTCCGCATCCACCTCCGGATGCATCTTGGATTCACGCAACTATGACAGACGAACCCCACGACCTCAGTTCATTCCTCTCCGCTCCCGACAGTGTTCGGAAGAACGAGGCTGAACTCAAGAAGTACCATCTCCGGAAGGCCGAAGAGGCTGCCGAGGAGGAGCGCGAGCGCAACTCCAAGATCAAGGAACCGCCCACCACCGAGGACCTCCTCGCCGACATGCGCAGGGTGGCGTCAGACCCTCAGACCAACCCCTTCTACAAGGACAAGACCCTCAGTCGGAAGAGGTACAAGCGATTCGGCCGATGGTACATCTCCTTCCTGGAGCAGGAGTTCGGCCAATTCGAACACGCCAAGCAGGTAGCGGGCCTGGCTGACCAGCCTGGAACCCGGACGGCCAAGGCAGCAAGGGCCCAACAGAGTAGGCGAGAGCATGGTGGTCGTTACCAGGAACGGTACATGCATCCCCACGTGTACGACCCAGACGAGCGAGGACTGTGCGACGTCGAGTGTGTCGTCAGCATCTCAGATACCCACGCCACCTTCCTGGACCCCTTCACCTGGTGGTGCTTCCTCCGTACCATCCAGGAGCTGGAGCCCGACTATGTCTACCTGAACGGAGACATCCTGGAGGGTGCGGCCATCAGTCGTCACCCGAAGATCCCGGGCTGGTCAGTTCCCATGAGCATGGAGTTCGCCTTCGCTCGTGAGATGATGCGTCAGATCAGGGAGGTCTACGACGGAGAGCTCATCTGGGGCAGTGGCAACCACGGTCTGGACCGCATCGCCATGTACCTCAGCCAAGTGTCCGGCTCCCTGAGTGGGCTGGGCATCAAGGTGGGCGACGTCGAGGAGCTCCGCTTCGACCGCCTGGCGGGAGTTGCGGAGTATGGGGTGAAGTTGGCCCAAGGTGGCACCATCGCGTCACCTGTGGGGACTGAGGACCATCTACCGGGTACCCTCTTCCATGACTTCTACCTGATCTACCACGGCCATGCCCTTGGGCAGACACCGGCCCTGACTGAGCTTCGGGACCACGGCTACTCGGGACAGAGTGGCCACGTTCACCGGGCCGGGATGGCCTTCGCCACCGAAGAACGCGGAGGAGCCCGATCCTGGATGTCAACTCCGATGGGCTGTGTGCCCCGGGCCGGTCGGAGCTACATGTTCAAGAAGAGAAATACAGGCTGGCAGACAGGTTTCGGGGTATGCTTCGTGCACCCGGGAGGCCGGGTCCATCAGTACCCTGTCGTCACGAGCGAGGGGATCTGTGTGATTGAAGGCAAGGTGTACGAAAACCCAGGGCTCGGAGAGCCCGACCCCCAACAACTCTGGCTACCGGACTTCAAACTATGACCAACCTCCCCTGCTGTGGTCCCGACTGTGACCGTGATGCCCTGACCATAGAGGCTTCCAACGACATCGACAAGCCTTGGCTCTACGAGTTCTGCTCCCGCGATTGCTGGGAGACTGTCGACATCCTCCAGCATCTGAGAGCGGAAGGCGAAGAGCTGACCGACATTGCGGCCGACGAGATCGAGGCTCGGGACAAGCGAATCGCGAATATGGAGCAGATCATCGATCGTCTAATCGAAGCGTTCGGTCTTGATGCTGTACACGAGGTGCTGAAGAAATGAACAGCGACGAGTACGCAAAACTCCAGAAGGAACTCACGATTCAGTTCGAAGAGGCCCTTGCCGGCGAAAGGCCCGTGTTCTGCAGGGTGTGTGGGCGTCCGTTCCGCGCCAGGGAGACCACGAAGTTCGGCGACGTCTTTCGTTCAGTCAGGCCCTTCCGCCACTCCAGGGAGGGTACCGCTCGGGACCGCTGTCCCGGGTCTGACCAACACGCCTGGCTCAACCTCCCGAAATGACCGACGCGTTCAAGGTCAACCTGGAGGCTGCTCTAGAGTACGGCATCGACGTCCGAGGTCGGAGGATTTTCCTCCAGGGTGACGTAGAGTCTGACACCATCGCGACGGCCATCCGAGGCATGTACCTCATGGCGGACGATGGTGACTCACCGATTGACCTCTTCATCGCCAGCTACGGTGGGGATATCGACGAGACGTTCGCCCTCCACGATGTGACCCGTACCATCAGGGTGCCGGTCCGCACCACAGCGCTCGGGATGTGCATGTCGGCAGCTCCCTTCCTCGTGGCCTGTGGGAGTCGCGGCGAGCGGTACGCCAGCGAGAACTGCGAGTTCATGCTGCACACAGCGAGCGTAGAACTCGACGGTCAGATGGCGAACGTGGACGGCACCATGGCGGCAATCAAGCGACGGTGTGAGCGGATGGACAGGCTACTCGCCAAGTACACTGACATGCCCTACAGGCACTGGTCGCGACTCAGCAAGGCGAGCACCGATCGATACTTCGGTGCCGAACAGGCTCTGGAGTGGGGCCTGATCGACCAGATTTGGTCAGAGAAAGATTAGCCCCGGGCCGGATCCGGGGGTAGGGTGAGGCATGGAAACAACCGCACAGCTACTGAACCGCATCGATGTGTTGGAGCGTCAGCGCGACGAGTTCCGGCACCTCGCTGAAACAGACCCCCTGACCGACCTGTCCAACCGACGAGGTCTAGAGAGCAAAGTCAATGCTCGGGAGGGTTGGTTCATTGTGGCTGACCTGAACAAGTTCAAGGCTGCTCAGGACGCGCACCCGGACGGCCACCTCTACGGGGACCGTATCCTCCGTGAGTTTGCAGAGTTCCTTCAGCGATCTGTGAGGAAGCACACGGATCACGTGGTCAGTAGGCTGGGAGGCGACGAGTTCGTTGTCTGGTGCTCGACCTCTGCTGGGGCTCACAGGATCTTCCAGGTGATCTCGAAATGGTACAGTAACGACTGCTGGGTCAACGCATCGGTGGGCATGGGCTCCTCGCTGGAAATGGCGGACCGTTCCATGTTCAATCAGAAGAAATCCCGATCAAAGTAGCCCCGGGTCAGATGTCGGGGTAGGTTGAAGGCATGAAGCAAACAACGGAAATCGATTGGGTCGCGAAGAAAGCCCAAGCCAAGCGGATGTCGGACGCGGAGCTCATCGGGGCGCGTCTGGATTGTCACGAGGCTGCCCAGGCTGCCGAATGCCTGGTCAAGGCTGGCTGCTGGGTCAGCAAGACGGAAGGGTACTATCGTGACGAGGCTTCGGTCTACGCCAACGAGACCCGCACGCGACAGGTCGTCTGTAGTCGTCAGGCTTCTCCCGTCATCCGAACTGCCTGGTTCAACTTCGTGAAGGACTACAAAGGAGTGGGCGAACCGAGTATCACCTCCTTCGTCGCTGGCTGGAACGCCCACACGGTACACAACGCATCATGAAATACTTCGAATCAGCAAACGGTATCTACCATGAGAAACACAACTTCGTAGACGAGCACAACGTGTTCGTTGGCTACGACAGTACACACGACTGCTGTGAGCACGCTGACTGGTTTCTCAGCCCAGAGCCCAAGCTAGAGTTCGACGCCTATGAGGACACAGACAAGGAGCTGGACTGGGAGAACTGGGAGTTCGACACCACCTGGAAAGTGGTAGAGGCCGAGCCCGAACATCTTGAGTATGGTGGTGTCGCGATCTTCCGCTTGCGTAGGAACGACGGTGGTTCCTCTCGGATGTACCTCCACCTGTTCAACTCCCAGAACGGCTACTATGGTCACGGGTTCGAGTACAAGGTTCCGAAGCGTTCAGGTGTATCCGAGCAGCACCTGGAAGGCATGCTGTAAGGAAATCCCGATCAAAGTAGCCCCGGGTCAGATGTCGGGGTAGGTTGAAGGCATGAAGAATCACACGAAGAAGTTGCCGATGGGAGTCGAGCAAGCCAAACGACGCGGTGCCGGCCTGGCCAGCACCACCAAGGGTCGGGCCCGCTCGTTCACCAACCGCAAGAAACAAGCCAACCGCAACGCCTGCCGAGGTCAATCATGAGCGGCACAAACGGTATGCCTACAGAGAACCTTGGCGACGGCGTCATCGCCACCCGGACAGACTACGCCATCATCCTTTTGGTAGACAAAGGCTGGCCCCAGGAGAGGACTGTGACCCTGGAGCCCGAGGTCATGGAACGTCTGATCAAGTTCTGGGAGACGACGTAGTGGCCAAGTACAGGAACCAAGAGGAGCGGGTCTACATCAAGGTCCGCAAGCCACTCGCCAACATGCACGAGTATGCGATGGCGAACCTGGAGACAGCCGAAGAACGGTACGCCGATCTACGAGGCACCGGAGGCATCTCAGAGGCCAACGCATGGAATGCTCGGGAGGGTCTCCGCCGAGATGTCTCCTACCTTCAGAAGCTTCTGGACGCTGTAACTGCCTGTGAGCCAGCCATTTGCCGTGGCGAAGAAGTTCGACCCGCCCCGGAAGCATTCCCGGGGTAGTATGAAGTCATGACACTCAACATTGAAAGCACCATATGAACCTCAACATCGCCCTTCTCGCCCTCTCCTTCACCGCACTCGTACTCGGCGCGCAGCAGCCTCCGCAGCAGGGGGAGATCGACCCGGAACCCCTGGGTCCCTGCGCCGATGGTCAGACCATGAACTGGGAGTGCTGGCTCACCGCGAGCACGGCCAAGCGGAAGGCCAACAACGAAGCTGCGACGACACTCGCAGAGTCGATGGAGTCTCTCCTCTTCATCAACCAGAAGGCTGTCGCTGCCTGTGAAGGCGACGAGGCATGCATCGCAGCCTCGAACGCCAACTATGTGACCCTCTCCCAGGCTGTCACACTCACCTACGTCACGGCCAAGATCAAGAACCAAGCAGCCTTCGCGGTTGCCGAGGCTGCCTGTTGCGAGGACATCATCAAGGCCCCGCTCTGGATGTCACCCCTTCCCGGTCGCCCGAGCATGGAGAACAACCGATGAAGTTCCTCATTCTCCTTGTCGCCGCCCTTGGGCTCACACTCACTTTTCTGATGTACACGGCAACTAGTGGGAACGCTGCGACGCCCAAGGCGAGCTGGCGGATGACGGAGGAAGTTCTGACCACGAAGGTGGAGCTCCACACCGCTCGGACTGCAGCCTTCGCGAAGTGGAACGGTCAGGGCGACCTGGAGTCGTACGTGCTCTACACCTTCGACAACTCCTCCACCATGGACGAGTTCTCCTGGGACCTGCGCTACGACTGGGAAGGGGCAGCAGCATCTGAGGACTTCGCCGTCACCGAGGCGAACCTCATCAAGCACTTCAGACCTCTGGAGTGTCTGAGTGACAGCGGGTTGGTACTCGCTGACGAGTGGCTCCGACCAGAGGTCCAGCGAGCGTTCGAGCTCGTCCAGAGGGCCCGAGCGGAGCACCGCTGGTGGATGCGGTACGCCAACGACCTAGACGAGCATGACCTCGCTCTGGATATCGATCTGGTGACGGATCGCTCGTTCCAGGCTACCGATGCCTCCAAGACGACCAACCTAGTCTATGGTGAGATCGGCTTCGAAGCCGAGCGGTTGGCCACCCTGATAGGGGCACTAGCGGAACTGGAGGAATGGCGTATGCTGGAGAAGTCCGATACCTACATCAACCCTTGCGAAAGCACCCAATGAAAACTCTGATCGCCCTTGTTCTCCTCTCCGCCGTCGCCTCAGCCAACGTGGGCAACGGTGCCCAGTACCTGACCAAGTCGCACGGCATCGTGACCGTCACAACCACCGTCCACCATACCACGAACACCGCGTTAGTGACCTACTCCGACTCGGCAGGTACCTCGCTGACTGTAGGAGGTACTCCCGGCGGAGGCAACAGTGTCTCCAGCGCTGGCGAGGGTACAACCCACGGAACGGACCCCGAAGGCAACCCCACCACGGGCGGCACCTACCGGGTCAACAAGCATGGAGAACTCCAGGGGAAGAACGCCAAAGGCAAGTGGCGCAAGCTCAAGGAAGCTCCGGAGAAGAAAGAAGGCGATGAGATTGGCACCGTCGTCGCAGACTCAGGTGGCGGCTCCAGTGGTGGAGTCGGTACCGTGCCCAGCACGAAAGCAGAACTATGACCCAGCCGATGAAGCTATCCAAGACTCTCCGCGAACTGAGTCGAAGTTCGCAGCGCATCTCAAACTCCCAGCTCCTCCACGAGTGTGCCGACGCGGCAGAGGGGCTGGAGCACGGGATCTACGAGGACGTCAGTGACTTCCATCTGAAGTTTGGCCACCCGGCCCCGACGACACCCAATGACACTCCCTACCATGGCATGCTGGTCTTCCGGTGTGAGCTGATCCGTGAGGAGTGCGAGGAACTCTGCGAGGCCATCATGGGTCGCAACCTGGCCAAGATCGCCTCGGAAGCCGTCGACGTCATCTACGTTGTGGTGGGTACTCTCGTCGCGCTGGGCCTACCCCTCATGCCGTTCTGGCGTGATGTACAGCGTGCGAACATGGCGAAGGTGGCTGCTGGCCCGCGATCCAAGCCTCTGAAGCCTGAAGGCTGGCAGAAGCCCGACGCAGCTGAAGTCCTCTACAAGTACAAGCAAGGTCTGAGATGAACGCCGAAGGCAAGGAGAGAGGGTACACGCTGTGAACCATCGTCTGATCTTCGTGAACGGCCCTCCCCGCTCGGGGAAGGACTTCGCCGGGATGGTGCTGGCCCAACGGAAGGACCTTGGTCTGACCAACATGGCCAAGCTGTCGGCCATCCTGAAGGAGCGGACCCACGCCCTCTACCTCCTCTTTGACCAGGGTGGGCATCCGCTCGGTCACGACTACTTCGAGCAGGTCAAGGACAACCCCCTGGAGGAGTTTCACGGTATCTCCCCCAGAGACGCGTACATCGCCGTGAGCGAATCCTGGATGAAGCCTACCCACGGCCAGGGTTTCCTCGGAGAACTCCTTGTGGCGAAGCTCAGGAAGCATGAGCAGCACATGAGAGCCAGGTGGACACACATCATCACGGACAGCGGGTTCGTGGAAGAGGCAGAGTCACTCGTGGCTGCCTATGGGAAAGCCAATTGTTCTCTAGTCAGGATCACCCGGGAAGGGTACGATTTCTCGGCAGATAGCCGGTCGTACATTGAGCTGGACATCCCGACGTTCGACGTTGACAACGATGGCGGAACCCTGTTCGCCAAAGAGCTAGGACTGATCTCGTTCAATGACACAATCCACCGCTACTGAACCCTCTTCCTTCTTCGTCGGGATGGTGTATGCCATTCTCTACGTTGTCCCTTTCTACGCCCTCTGCTGGTGCATCTTCTCATGACCACCCAACCTGAACTCGTCTCCATCCAGGCACTCGCCGACCAACTGCGTGCTGCCTCCACTGCTCCTCGTCGGGGCACCACCACCTCTGAGTTCAAGCTGACGGCCATCGCCTTCGCTGCCGGCATGGGCCTGGTCGCGCTCGGCTCCTATTCCCACGACCCTGTTCTTCGGGACGAGGGCCTTCAACTCATCCAGTGGGCAGTCGCTGCCTACTCTGTCTCTCGCGGAATCTCCAAGATCGGACCCAAGACTTCATGAAGCATCTACTCCTCGTCCTACTCCTCAGCAGCTGCCTCGCCTCCCGAGCGGAGGACTCCACCCTCGTGCCGGCCATCGTCAACGCCTGGCCCGCTGTCAGGTCTGATGTGATGGAGGCCACCACGCCTCCCACGCAGGCCGTCAGCGACATGGACGCAGCCATTGAGGCTGAGTCCAAGGCTCTTCTTCGGCAGGTGCCGTGGGCCGTTCTCAACGCTGCCGGTGCCGACGGTATCCAGAACCAGCTGGACGCGGGTACGATCGGCCCGAATGGATTCCTCCTGCTCACCGAGCAGCTGAACCAGATGAACCAGGCCATGCTTCAGATCCAGAAACCCTTCCTCTCGGCCCAAGCTCGCGGTCTCCCGACTGCGGAACAGCGGGTCGCTGAGCGTCGTCTCTCCCTCTCCTACTCCAACCCCTACGCCCAATGAACACCGAAGACCTCATCCGCTCCACTCTCGAAGAGACCGGGGCCGAACTCAAAATCTCCAGCGACGAACTCGTCGCGTACACCATCGCGCAGGGTGCTCGTCTGAGCCTGGCTTCCAATGAGCCTGGCTTCGACAAGGCCCTCATCGCCACTCGCAACGCCATCGCCCTCAAGGCTGGCGTCAGCACGACGATGGTCGCTTCTGCCGCTGACTCTCGTCTCGTGGGCGTCATCTCCGGCGTCCTCCTCAACCTGGCCACCCTGTGAGCAACAACGTCAACGTCGTCGTCCTTGGAGGTCATCTGACCCGTGACGTCGACCTGCGGTTCTCGGGAGGAGGGGTGGCCTACACCTCCATCGGGCTGGCGGTGAATGGTCGCCGGAAGCAAGGTGACGAGTGGGTCGATGAGCCCTGCTTTGTCGATGTGAAGCTCTTCGGCAAGCGTGCCGAGGCCTTCGCCAAGTTCCATGGCAAGGGCAGTGCCGCTCTCTTCCCTCGTGCCAGCCTGAAGTACGAGACCTGGTCTGACAAGACGACAGGGGACAAGCGAAGCAAGCTCGTGGTCCATGCCCAGGACTGGGAGTTCGTCGGCGAGAAGAAGGCTGTCGCTGCCGGTGGATCTACCGACGACGACACCCCTTTCTGATGGTTGTCGGACTCATAGCCCGGTATGGGTCGAAGATCGTGATCGCCACTGGACCCACCAGGGAAGCTGCTGAAGAGATCGCTCTCCAGCTCTTCGCTGAGTGTGGGTACCAGCTGGCGGGCGTCTCCATCCCGATGCTGATGTTCGACCCGACCGAGGTCGGAGGCCTGGTCATGGATACGTCAGACGAGGCTGCCGGTGAGTGGACCCAGGATGGCTGGATGGGCCCGAGCGGGCCAGCCTAGGTCAGAGGCACCGTCTGGATGAGGAGGGTACACTCGACCGTGTCCATCCATCGGGTGAACTGATCACCAGGCCGGATGCCCGTCTCCAGCATGGGCTCGGCCGATGCCTCGGCGTACTCCGCCATGGCCTTCACCGCTGCCGCTGGATCTAGATGGGCACTGACGATGCTCTCGCTCTCCCACGCGATCAGCTCCTTGACGATGTAGACGTTCATTTTGATCGTTTCTGTTTGTCGCGGAGCTGCCGGCGAATGTACTCGTGCCGCTCGATGAGCTGCCGCTGAGTGACGGGATGGATGTCGTTGCGCATCTCCAGGATCTCACAGAGGAGAGCGTCCTCGGCATGGAGTGCCGTCTTCAAGCTCTTTCCAACCAGAGGTCGGTTGTAGACGAACTTCCGAGCAGCGAGCAGGTCGTGGGTGTCGTAGGGCCGGAAGTTGGTCTCGCCTTCCCAAGCCTCTTTGACGATCTGTTTGACTATGGCTGATTTCTTCATTGCCTCACTCTACCCTACGATCTGACCCGGGGCTACTCTTTCCTCGCTTTCTTTTCGGGGCTGTGAGCAGGACCAGGTGACGTCCTGTTTGGACGCGGGCCCTAGGGCCTATCCAGAATCCAAAGTCCAGGTGCGAGCTGTGAGCGAGCGAGTACACGACGGACACGAAGAGGCCCGGACCCCCTGAGGGGCCCGGGCCAGGTTGGTGATCAGGCGATGTCCAGGATCTCCCAGTCTCTCCAGGTGGGATGGTGCTTGGCGATGTGTGTGTCCAGCATCTCACAGGCTTCGTCAACGAAGTCGGTGACAGGGGCGTCCTCTGAGAGCGTGACCTTGAAGGTCACCTCGTACTCCTCGGTTTGGTTCATCTCCACATAGAGGATGTAGACGGGGATGGTCTCAAGCTCTTCTTGGTTCTTCATGGTTTCACTGTACCCCGGGATCTGACCCGGGGCTACTTTGTCCTCGTTTTCTTTTAGATGTCCCGTGTGACGGTAGCAAGGCAGTGGCGGATCCGGCTCACCTGGTGCTCCAGATCCACGAGCTCGTGGGCGACGTCGTCCACCTCCGTCCAGTCCGGGTCGGCGTTGCCGTCGGACTTCAGCTGGTCCTCAGCCTGCTCCTGGCAGGCGATCAGGTGGTTCAGGCCGTCGGTGGCCTCTTCGATCATGTCTTCCAGAGCTTCCTGGATGCGTTCGATTGCGTTCTTCATGGCTACAGTGTACCCCACGATCTGACCCGGGGCTACTCTTTGATCGTTTTCTTTTGGTGGCGTCGTAAGTCACTCGGGTGTAAGAGTTTGCGGCTGGTGAGGGTAGTCGCTGAACGTGGCCCGCCATCGGGCCCCGGTCGCGTCCTCCAGGATCAGGTCAGGGCCGTCCCACCCCACGACGGTACGAGGCCACGGGATGTCCACCCCAGCGGGGCTCGCTGACAGGGCCTGTGCCTCACGTTCCTGCCAGGACGGGCCCGTAGCCCAATCCGGGAGCGGAGGCTCCTGAGCGATCTGTGGCAGAGCCATGTGCCTCGGCCTGAAGGAAGGGTGCTCAGGGGTCGCCAAGGCGAGCACGAGGGCCCCTCCAAGGACCGGGTAGAGGGCCCGCATCAGACTTCGTAGACCGCGACGATCGGGTCCAGACGGGCCTCGTCCAGGAAGATGTGAAGGCACCGGAGGCCGACCTCCACCTCCACGGCTCGGGTGGCGGTGGCGCAGCTCAGGGGTCCCTTGTGGTCGTGGAGATCCAGCTGTACCTCGGGTCCTGCCCAGGTCACTGCCTCGTCTACTTGGGCCGTCGGCCACTCGCCCAGGATGAGCTCGGCTTCGTCGTCGGTCAGGGGGCGCGCTTCGTTGTCGTTCTTCATGGGTAAGAGTACCCCGGGCCGGGGCCCGGGGCTACTTTTTCCTCGTTTTCTTTTCAGGGTCAGGAGCCCATCATGAGCCGGACGATGCGGATGACCCGACCGTCCTTCTTCCGGAGCTCGGTCTCCCCGGTGAGGTGGGCCCCCTCCAGGAACTGATGGTGCTGATCACCCGTCGTGGCGATCATGCGACCCGCTGCGGCCTTCATGGAGCCCCAGGTAGGGTTCTCCAGGACGTAGTCGCGGAAGGCTGCCCCGGTCCCGAAGTAGTTGTCTCCGTCCTCCACGACCCTGATCAGGCCATCGAAGGCCCGGACGTTCTGCTTGGTCAGGAGGCTACCGTATTCGGTCGTGACGGTCGGGGTGTTCGGGATATGGACGCTGTAGATGACGTTGTTCTTCATGGCTTCACTGTACCTCGTGTTTGGTGGTCAGGCTACTTTGATCGGGTTTTCTTTTCGGGCGGTCGTAAGTCCAGTGCTCAGACGACGTTGCGTGCGCGGTCCTGGAGGGCCGACTCGGCGACGGCCAGGATCTCGCGGACCATGGCCATCGGCTTGTTGCTGGTCGCCTGGACGGCCAACTCAGCCTGGAACCCGGCAAGAGCCAGAGCGATCCGTGAGGCCGTTTGGCCGTCCGTCTCGGGGGCCTTCCTCTCCCGAGCCGCCGCGTCCAGGTGGTCCTGCTCAGACGGCTCGGGGTTCAGCTGGTAGAGGCCGTCCGCCGTCAGCTCGAACTGGTTGACCCAGGCCCCCGAGTCGTTGATCCGGCAGCGCTCGTTCTCAATCAGGCCCAGCTCCTCCAGTCGCAGGAGGATCCCCATCATCGTGAGCTGATCCGTACCGTCACCGGGAAGCATGATCTCGTCCTTGAACCCGAAGTCGCCTCCGTTGTCCTCCGTGGCTTCGTGGGCGGAGATCAGGACGTTCATTTCTTGTTTCGTGAGTTTCTTCATGGGTGTACTCTACCCCGAGTTCAGACCCGGGGCTACTTTGACCTCGTTTTCTTTTCGCGAAGTGCGTAAGTCCCTGGAGACAGGACACTTAGAGCGTTCATGTACCTGGACTTCAGGCTCGGCTTCAGGGTAGCTGCCTGGTCCAGATGGTCCTCTAGGTCGGCTACCTTGATGACCCGGGCGTATGGATCGTCGCTGTAGAGGACGCGCAGGATGTATTCCCTGTAGGTCTCCTCAGGGACTCGTGTAAGGACGCGGACGGAGTCAGCCACGGTTGCCCCATACAGACGTTCGATGTCCAGGTGGGTCGCCTCTGTGTCCTCTATCACATCGTGAAGGAGGGCGATCAGTCGGTGGAGGGTGTGGCGCGGAACCCGGTCTGCGACCCGCTCGGCATGGGCCTGACCTTCCGGGGTCAGTAGCTCCATCATGCCTCTTCCCCGTCGTTGCGGAAGTAGGCCTCGGTGTCGGCCAGCGTGTAGGAGCCACCGGGGTACTCCTGGTCGTCCATGGCGGACATCACGTGACCGTACCAGTAGACCCTGGAGCGCTCGGCTTCGGGCGTCCCCCGGACCAGCTCCAGCGCCTGTTGGGCGAGGTCCTTGATCTGGTCCCGGATCTCTTCCAGGTTCATGGCGACTTCGTTGGCTTCGCTGGCTGTCATTTCGTTCTTCATGGCTACAGTATACCCGACGACTAGGGCCGGGGCTACTTTGACCTCGTTTTCTTTTCGGGTTTGCGTAAGTCCCTACAGGGTAACGATTTGCGTGCCGTCCCAGCGGGCGACGGACTCAGTCCAGTTCCCCTCCTCGTCCCAGGTGATCAGGTAGACGTCACCGGGCCGGTCGTCCCTGGGCTCGGGCCCCGGTATCCGGTAGGAGACCGGCTCCATCGGGTTCAGGTGGTCAGGGAAGAAGCGGTATTCGGGCTCCATCAGCCCTGCTCCGTGGTGGACTCGTAGCGGCTCGCGGCGAGGTCCACACGGTCCTGACCCCAGTCCTGCAGCAGGGCCACGTGGGCTGCCTCGTACCTGGGCATGTTCTCCGGGAAGGCCATGCGCCCACTCTGGATGACCTCTTCGCGCTCGCGCCAGTAGTCAGCAACCATGTCGGAGTAGCGGATGTCGTCGGCTGTCATTGATTTCTTCATGCCTTCAAGATACCCCGGGCCGGAGCCCGGGGCTACTCTTTCCTCGTTTTCTTTTGGTGGCTACTGGGGACAGGCGTCGCACTCTTCTTCGGCGTCGTTGTCCGCCCAACTAGCTTCCGGCGGGAGGACCGGGAGGAACGTGGAGCCCAGGCCCTCCAGCGTGGCCCGGGACTCGTGGAAGTTGATCGCGTTCGGGGCCTGAGTGGTGGCTCCGCAGTTCGCGCAGCGGTCCAGGTTGAAGGCGATCCAGTAGTCGCCTCCCTGGGTCGAGTAGAAGGGCGGAGGAGCGAAGTGCGTCAGCATCTTGATTGATTTCTTCATGCCTCAAGGTACCCCGGGCCGGAGCCCGGGGCTACTTTGACCTCGTTTTCTTTTGGTGGTTGCGTAAGTCGTTGCGGTGGCGGGATTTACGCACTCATCAGGCGGACCAGGGCCGGGGTCGTGAAGACGTATTCCTTGCCCTGGCTGGCGCAGAGGATGTTGTTCTTCGGGGCCCGGGTACGGTACCCGACCACCGTGAACGTCTGACCCCGACTCTGGAACGTCGCGCCGAGCCATTCAGGCTGGAGCTCGCTCCAGGACGTGTTCGCCTGTCGGGTGAAGTCCTTGGCCTCCTTGCGGATCGCTGTACCTCCTTCACCGATGGCGTCCATCTGGATCTTGAACTGAGCGTGGTCGGCCGTGTAGCGACCGTTGCCAACTGAGATCTGGATCCCGTACTTGGTGCCCAGGGCGGCAAGGGCGTCGGTGATTTCGGGGCGGAGAGCGCTCATCAGCGCACGGTCGATCGTTGTTTTCTTCATGGGTACAGTGTACCCCGGGATCTGACCCGGGGCTACTTTGGTTGGCTTTTCTTTTCGGGGCGTCGTAAGTCCCTACGCACCAGTGAGATAGGTGTGCGTGATGTACTTGGCTCGGTTGATCAGGTGACGGGCGTCCTCGGCGTAGTCGGGCCCGCTCAGGCTGATCAGCTCCTGAGCATCGCTCAAAAGGCTCAGGACGAGGCTGCGGACGCCCGCTCGGGCCGACTCCGCGTCGGCGTCCAGGGTCTCCCGGGGGCAGCCGTACATCCGGATGTCCCGCTCGGCCGGGGTCGGGTCCAGGAGGAACACCGGGATGCGTGTGTACGCCTGGGTGTATCGCTGGGCTGCGTCGTGGCCCCGCTCGTTGTAGATCCTCAGGACCTCCTTGTAGATCGGGTCGTTCCAGGTGGCCCGGGCTCTTTTCAGGTAGTCGTTGTTGCCTGCGGTTTGTTTCTTCATGGGTACAGTGTACCCCGGGATCGGACCCGGGGCTACTTTGACCTCGTTTTCTTTTCGGGTTTGCGTAAGTCGCTGAGGTGACTCAGCTTGCGGCGATACCGGCGAAGGCCCACTCGCGGTGACGGAGCTGGACCGCGTAGCAGCGACCCCACTTCTCGGCCTCAGCCCACCCCTTCACCTCGTTGTAGGCCTCCAGGGATCGTCCGTAGAGCTCGCCCTTGCTCGGCTTCAGGCCGAAGGCGACCAGCTCCAGGATCCGCAGTCGCGTCGCCCTGCGGAGTCCCTTGACCGTGTCAGGGTGGATGGCCCACGACCCGCTGGTCGTCTGGATGTCCCCGCTGTAGCCGTCCTGGTGACCGTTCTCGGCTTGGGCTTCCCAGCAGGCACCTCGGTAGGCCTCGCTCTTGGTCTTGCCGTACCCGACGGTCATGAACTCGTGAGCACCCATCAGACGCACCCCGAGACGGCGCAGAGGTAGGCACTCGCGAGGTCGTAGGCCCGATCGGCCTTGTCGTAGGCAGACCCGCTCGTGATGCCCCAGGCGATCAGGCGTTCCAGCTCATCCTGGGCTTCGTTCAGGGCCTTCTCCGCTGCTTCGATTGATTTCTTCATGGCTACAGTATACCCCTCGTTTCCGGGCGGGGCTACTCTTTGATCGTTTTCTTTTCGGGGCGGTCGTAAGTCCAGTGCCTAGAAGGAGTTACCGTGGTCGGGCATGGTCCAGTTCTCCCAGACCAGGAGCCCCGTGACCTTCTCCCGGCTAGGGTTGGCGATGATCGCCTCAGCGGCTGCCACAGCGATCTCAGGGGTCCGGAACGTCCCACCCCAGGCGGGGCCCGGCTCGTCACCTAGGAAGGTCATGAAGGACACGTAGTCGCCGTCCACGATCATGGTGTAGTCGGCGTTCTCGGCGATCAGGGGCTGGGCGGAGTCGCACCCCATGAACGCCATCCAGTCGCACTTGCCGAACGTGCGGAGCTCGGTGGGTGGTAGGCCCAGGGTCCGGACCTGATCGTTCATCGTCTGCAGGAGCCCCAGCACCTCGGCTGCAGCGGTCCCGAAGGAGGCCCGGGCGTACTCCCTGGCCCCGGCGTCGGTACCCTCAAACATCAGTGCCTGGTGGGCCTCTGTGGCCTGCTTCAGCGCCTGGTGGACGTTGACTTGCGCCATCATGGCGTCTTCGTTCAGTCGTTGGTTCTTCATGGCTTCAACTTACCTCGTGTTCGTGGTCGGGGCTACTTTGTTTCGGTTTTCTTTTCGGGCTGCCGCTGCCGCTGCCGCTGGATCTGGGGCTGCCCGTGGATCTCTGCCGCTGCCGGCGAATATGAGCCCCTGTGGGGTACGTGGGCGCCATCACCCCTGTGGGGGTGTTAGGGCCCTGTTAGGGGTCCGTTACGGTCTCTCCACGATGGGTCTCCCCAGACTCGCTGAGCAGGACCAGGTGGACTTCAGCGGCGATCCGTCAGGGTGGCCTTCAGGGTCGCGATGGCGTCCTCGAGGTCGTCCAGGGCGATCTCAGCGACGATCACGGAGTGCTCATGGTACTCCGCGCTGCCCGTCGTGTCGGCGGCCTGGAGGTGGTAGCGGGCGAGTTCAGCGGCGGCGGAGCGCACGGCAGCGCGGGCCCCGGCGGCCTGGTGGTCTTTGTTCTTCATGCCCCAGTGTACCCCGGTTTCCGACCCGGGGCTACTTTGGTTTCGTTTTCTTTTCCGGGGCTGTAAGTCGTTGCGGGGTAGGGAGTTACGGCGCGGCTCTATAGGCAGGACCAGGTGGACGTTGGATCGCGGGGTAAGGGTAGGGCGGGGTACGGGGCCTAAACGAGCGGTAGGGCCTGTGGCGCGGTCTGATGGGGCGTAGGCGGGTACCGTCCGGGGCGACCACAGGGGGTCGGATCCGTCGGATTTATTTCTGGACACGAGGGTGCCCGGATTTAGGGGGCCCAGGGTAGGGTACCCCGAACGGGGCCCCTGGGCTACTTTACTTCCGGTTTCTTTTCCGGGGGTGCGTAACTCGTTGTAGGGTAGGGGTTTAGCAGCCCCGAATCCCGTCCAGGATGACCAGGGCCCGCCCGGCCTCGGGGTTAGCGGCCAGGATTTCCCCGACCGCCTGGGCGTCACGCAGGTCGGCGTAGTATCCTGTCCAGAAATCGCAATTTTTGTTCAAAAGCTGGAAAAGCACGCAGGTGCCGTCCACGATGACCGCGAAATCGTCCGCCTGGTACATCAGCGGGACCTTTGCGTCGCATCCGGAGTAGGCGTCCCAGTCGGCCTGGGTAAAGGGGCGTAGGCGGGCGTCTGTCGTTATCGTTTTCTTCATGCCGTACTATACCCCGGGGCCGGGGCCGGGGCTACTTTGGTTTCGTTTTCTTTTCGGGGCGGTCGTAAGTCCAGGCTCTGCCGGTGCTTATGGCTGCCGCTGCCGCTAAATACGCCCGCGTAGGGGCCTTTACCGGGCCTTTATATTGGGTATGGTCCGTCTAGGGGTCCAGGGGTCGGGCCCCATCAGACGCTGCAGGGGATCGCTCAGTCGCTTTGGATCCAAGGCGGACGGTACGGCCCCTTTCCGATCCGGACGCCGTCTGGTCCTGCGTAGCGATCGCTGTGTAGGACCAGGTGGACGTTGGATCGCGGACGGGCCCTAGGGCCTGGATCGGACCAGGACGACTGTGTGGGTCTGTCTGGACGTCTGATGGTCGGTTGGTCAGGGGGTCCAGGGGTCGGGGTACGGGCGGATCTTTATGATTCCTTTATAATGTAGCGGGGCCACGGGGGCCCTACCCCGGGGGCCGGGCACAGATCCAAACGCGCCCCCTACCGGGGGCGGATTTTGGATTCTAGCCCTGGACCGATTCCAGTAGGGCTAGGGCGCGGTACGCCCCGTAGGCTACGGTAGCCGTAAAGGGCACCAGGAAAAGTAGGTAGGACGGGCAGGCGCGGATTAGATTCTTCATGGGTAGGTATACCCCCCAAATCGGGGGCGGGCTACTTTCTTTGACGGAAGTTTACCCGGGGGCCGTAACCCCCTGGTAGGGCTGGACTTAGGCGGCCAGGAAAGGGGCGGCCTGGGGGAAGGCCCCTAGGCTACGGGCTACGCGGCGGGCGGCGGCCCGGGTAGGGTAGGTACGGGCGTAGCTACGGGGGTCGTGGACCGGGTTGGTCGTGGCGCGGACCGTAAAGTCGTCCACGATTACCAGGATTTCCAGGGTTTCCAGGATCCAGGCCCCTACGGGCAGGCCGGGTAGGCCCATGCGGTCGGATTCGGTGGACTTGCGTAGGCCGGGGGTTGATTTCTTCATGGGGGTACTTTACCCCCGGATCCAGGGCGGGGCTACTTTACCTACCGGAAGTTTAGCGGGCGGGCGTAACCCCTTGCGGGGTAGGGGTTTAGGGCCGCAAGTTTAGGGGCGGGGGTAGCCTAATCGCGGGGGGCCTATATAAGGTAGGGGGCGGCGGGGCCGGGCCTACGGGGCCTAGGGCGGGGGTAGCCCAAGGGTGGGCCTAGGGGATCGCGTACGGACTTTGGATCCGGATCCGGGGCCGTAGGGCCTACGGGGCCTAGCGACGATCCTGGTCCTGCGTACGGCTATGGTCGTTTTGGGGGCCTAGGGCGGGGGTCATGGTCCGTTAGGGGGCCAATACGGACGGGTACCCCGGCCCTAGACGACCTAAGCGAAGACCGCTTCAGGCGCGAAGAATCTTTAGACGATTCCGGATTTATTTTCAGAATTCCGCCTTTAGACGATTCCGGATTTATTTTCGGGGCCGGGGCCGGGGCCCTACTTTAGACGATTCCGGATTTATTTTCGCCGCCCGTACTTTAGCCTATTCCGGATTTATTTTCAGGAATCCGGCCTTTAGGCTATTCCGGATTTATTTTTCCGATTTAGGCTAAAGCCGATTCTAGGCACCAAGGCGGATCATACCCTATGTAGGGGGTAGCCTGGAAGGGGGCCCTATATGGGGTACCACTACAGGTAGGGGGTACCTGGAAGGGGGCGCTATATAGGGTACCACTACAGGTAGGGGGTAGCCTGGACACCACCACTAGGGAGAGTACACCTAACAGATGGGACCACCAGAATGGTCCGTATTGGTGACGTAACGGACGACAATGGTCCGTATTGGGTCTGAAACGGACCACTAACAGAACCCTAACGGAACCCTAACAGGAGATTGCTAGGAATCCGGTCCTGCGTCGGACGATCTTCGCCTCTCTACCTCGAGCAGTAATTTCCAACCGAGAATAAGACCAGCAAGACTGGAGTCCACCACCATCAAGCCGGGGCCAAGAACCGCAAGAGGCTAGACCACGGCTGCTGCTCTCAGACCCTGTGCCCATGTCAGACCCTGCGTTCCCTCATTCCAAAAGAGGGAAAGCCCACATACAGGCACCAAGCAGAGAAATCCCTCTGCCCGCTCCTCCAAACAGATCGTCTACACATGACATACATGTATGTGTATATGGAGAATGTCTAATATTTTCAAAGGGTAGGAGTAGTAATAAGAAATAGGTCCCCAGGAGTGGCTCCCTTGGGCACTCGTCCCTCATCTCGCTCTGCCCGGTCTCTATTTCACTCTTAGGGCCCTCAAGGGGAGGATAACAAATGCCGACTCACGGAGCCATACGCGAGTTCCGATGTAATCCTGACCCCTCCGGGATCAGATTTCCAACATTGTTCTTGCGTTTCCTACTCGCCGAGCGTAGGTTCGACCCCTATGAGTGACGCAATGAAGAATGTGCCCAAGAGAGGCATGACCCAGGCCCGTATGGATCTGTTCATCGAACACCTGACCACCTTCGGCCTAGTGGGGCTCGCGTGCAAGCATGCCTCAGCCCACGCTCCTGCTGGTGGGACGAAGACCTTCTACCAAGAGCGCAAGAAGAACCCCGAGTTCCGCGAGCGCTGGGAAGAGGCCCTGATGCTGGCTGACGAGGCCATCCTCAAGGAGATGCACCGTCGTGGTCTCGAAGGCTGGGCGGAGACGACTGCTTTCGGATCCGTCACCCGGTACTCGGACAAGCTGCTCGAGATCTACGGAAAGGTGAAGTCGAAGCGCATTCGCGATGCCCTGGGCTCTTCGAAGGTCGAAGTCACGGGCGTCGTCCACCAAGCTGATCTCGGTCTGGGATCGCTGACTCCGGAGTCCCAGGAACTGCTTCGGCAGATTCTGGAGAATGAAGCAGCCAAAGATGCGGCCGAGTAGGGTATGCCCCTGCGGAAAACCCATCAAGGGACATGCTCCCATATACAGGGGCATCGAGTACTGCTGCTCCGATTGCGCGATCGACGCGTGGGAGTCCGACCCTGCGGGTCGGAAACGCACACCCGCTGATGACAAGCCCGAATAGAAAACGAGCGCTATGACAGACCACGACGACATTCTCGGCGAGGCGATGAAGAACCCCAAGCAGGCTCTTCACCAGCTGGAGAGGATCCGCTGTCAGGGGTCCCTGCTCGAGTTTGTGAAGGCTGCGTGGCCCTGTCTTCACCCAGGGGAACCCTTCGTGTCGGGGTGGGCGATCGAGACCATGGCGGCCCACCTAGAGGCAGTCAGCAGGGGAGAGATTGATCGTCTCCTCATCAACGTTCCCCCTGGATTCTGCAAGTCCATGCTGGTCAACGTCTTCTGGCCTGCCTGGGAGTGGGGTCCTGGTGGAAACGACCACTTCAAGTATATTTCCGCGAGCTACGAGAAGGGCCTGGCTACCCGAGATCTGATGTACTGCCGTGACCTCATCAAGTCGGAATGGTACCAGTCTCATTGGCCAATTATCTTCAAGGCGGACCATGACGGGAAGCAGGAATACTCGAACTCGGGTAGGGGGTGGCGTTTCGCAGCATCTGTGGGTTCAGGCCTCACTGGTCGTCGGGGTCATAGGTTCATCATTGATGATCCTCACTCTGTGGGTCTGGCAGAATCCGAAGCTGAACGTGCTACGGCGAGGTTTTGGTTCACGGAGACGACGCCCACACGATTCGTGAACCAGAAGCGTCCTGTCTACGTGATCATCATGCAGAGGCTGCATGAACAAGACATCTCGGGGCTCGTGATCAACAACCTGGCCCAACACCAGGACTGGACCCACCTCGTGATTCCGATGGACGGGGACCCGACACACAAGAGCTGGACTACCGTCCCGAGCTCCTTCGGCGAGCCAGCTCCTATGCGACGCGTCAAGGAGGAGGGGGAGCCCCTGCCCTACTACGTTCCGGATGAGGACGGTATCCTCATGTACCCCCAAGATCCTCGTACGGAAGACGGTGAGCTGGCGTGGCCGGAACGGTTCGACAAGACAGCGGTCGATGACCTGAAGATCATGTTCAGATCTGAGGGTGGCAGCTACGCTGAGGATGCCCAGCTGAACCAGCGTCCCGTTCCTCGGGGCGGGGGTATGTTCAAGCGAGCGGACTTCAACATGCTCGACAAGGTTCCGGAGGGGGTCACCCAATGGACTAGGGGGTATGACCTCGCCGCGACAGACAGCAACAAGGCGGCATGGACCGCGAGTGTGAAGCTCGGGAAGATGAAGGACGGGTCAATCGTCATTGCGGACGTCGACAGGTACCGGCTGGGCCCCGCAGACGTCGAGAAGAACATTCTCGGAGCGGCCACTCGGGATGGGCACAATGTCGCCATCTCGATTCCGCAGGACCCGGGACAGGCAGGCAAGGCCCAAATCCGTGCGCTCGCGATTCTGCTTCATGGGTACAACGTCAGGTTCACTCCTGAGTCGGGAAGCAAGGAAAATCGAGCAATTCCCATTGCTGCCCAGGTCGAGGTCGGAAACGTCTACCTTGTCCGAGGCGAGTGGAACGATGCGTTCCTGGCAGAGGCCATGCTGTTCCCGAACGGTACCTATATGGACCAGATCGATGCGCTCTCCCGGGCCTACCATCAGCTCATCATGAACAACGGCCCACGACTGGCGACCACCCCAGGACGCATGATCAGGTACCAGTAGGAGTTTCTCGTTTTCTCCTATACATCTTGGACCTCGTCAGGTTATGATCGGGATTGTCAGAGACAAAGCGGCCTCAAGCACTGAACATTCGCCCCAACGCGGGCAACCCACCAGCACAACGGCCAGCTGAGTCACCACATGAGCAAACGCAGCAGACGAAACAACCGGATCCGCAAGGCAGCACCGCTGGATCCGAACATCGCCGCAGGACACAGTACCCCTCAGCCTACCGACACAGTCGGGGCTCCGGGTGTCGCCGTGTACGCCGGGCAGGTGGTCAACAACGAGAAAGACTCTCGGCTTCAGGGCCAGGAGCGATTCACCTCGTATTCCGAGATGTTGGCGAACACCGCCATTGTGGCGGCTGGTGTTCGGTTCTTCATCAACATGGTGAGCAAGGCGGGTTGGCACGCCGAACCGGCGGACGACAGCTCGGAAGCCGAGGAGAAGGCGGAACTCGTCACGGAGATGATGCATGACATGCTCACTCCCTGGCACCGGATCGTGCGTCGCTCGGCGATGTACTGCTTCTGGGGGTTCAGCATCCAGGAGTGGACAGCGAAGATCCGAGAAGAGGACGGAGCGTTCGGCCTTCTCGACATCGAGCCTCGATCGCAGAAGACGATTGAGAAGTGGGACATCGACACTACGGGTAGGGTGATGGGCGTGGTTCAACGGAATCCGCAGACAGGGGCTGAGGTCTACCTCCCCCGAGAGAAGATTGTCTACACGGTAGACGACACTCTGAATGACAGTCCGGAGGGCCTCGGCCTGTTCCGGCACCTCATCAAGCTCGCGGTGAAGCTGGAGAGGTTCGAACTTCTGGAGTCGTGGGGGTTCGAGACGGACCTTCGCGGTATGCCCGTGGCCCGGGGCCCCTTCACGCAGATGGAGGAAATGGTCACTCAGGGAGCCCTCACGCGGGCTCAGGCGACAGCCCTTCAGCAGCCCATGCTGGACTTCATCGAATCGCACAACCGGAATCCCGAGCTCGGGATGATCCTGGACAGTGCAACGTACTCGACAGCCGACGAGCGCAACGCGCCTTCGTCTGTCCGTCAGTGGGACGTCGAAATTCTTCAGGGGGAACCCCAGGGGCAGAAGGAAGTCGCTGCAGCAATCGAACGGATCAACCGTGAGATGGCGCGGGTTCTCGGCGTTGAGCAGATGTTGCTGGGTGGGGACTCCACCGGCAGCTTCGCACTGGCGAAGGACAAGTCTCAGTCCTTGGGCCTCATCATCGACTCGTGCCTTCAGTCTGTGCGGGAAACGATGGAGAAGGACCTCCTTACTCCGATCTGGACTCTGAACGGGTGGGACGACAAGCTCAGGCCCACCTTCGTCATCGAGAAGGTCCAGTACCGTGAGATCCAGCAGGTCGTCGACGCTCTGGAGACTCTGGCCCGTGCCGGTGCGCCGCTGGCTCCGGACGATCCCGCCATCAACGAAATCAGGGAGCTGATCGGCCTGTCGGAGCAATCCGAGCCGGTTCTCCTCGACCCGGACCTCGCCCTCGGCGGGACCAACATCCCCGGCATGCCCACCCAGCCCGGGGCGGAACCGAAACCCAAGGAGGGCGAGAAGCCCTCAGATAGCAAGTAGTCATGGCAGACAACAGCACAGTACTCAATCGTCAGGAAGGTACAGACAAAGTCACCTTCACCTCCGACAAGGCCCTCGCGGCTGACGACATCCTCCTCACGAACCTCGGTGGGTCGTTCCGCCAGACCTTCGTCCAGATTCGGATGTTCAATGTTGGTGGCGATGAGATTGTCGACGTCGCCGGCACATGTACTGTCACCTCCATGGGTCCGGGAGGGGACAGCTCGAAGACGCTTGCCTTCGAACCCTACAGCTCCTCGATCGACCTGACAGCTCCCGTCTCCAAGACGCAGAACCGTCCGGTCGAGGCTATCCGAGGTGTGCTCGCCTCTGAGTCACTCACCATCACCTGGCAGCTCATCGTCACCTTCTACAAGTAACGAATGGCCGTCGTCTCCACCCATACCCAGCGAGCCCAAGGTGTCATCCAGACTGTCAGGTCTGCAGACGCTGGGCCTACGGACTCGGTGGACATGGAACTCGCGGAGACCCTGCTGCCTCACAGCTTCCTGGGAATCAAGATGTTCGACGTCAGTGGCGATCCCATCGATGCCGCTACGGAGACCGGAGAGTTCACCGTCACGCTGGCCAGTGATGTGAACCCGCACCTCGAGGCTCCTACAGGCAGCGTTCAGGATGCTGCTGCGCTAACACAAGTCGACTTCGCCGGTCCCATCCGTCGTATCAATGTCGCAGTGACTTCGGCACTCTCTGCCGGGGTCACGACCTGGAGGGTGGACGTTCAGTCCTTCCTGTCATGACACTCCCGAGAGCATACGGCGAGAACGTCAGCGGAGGCAGCGGAGGCGGAAACGACTGGCGCGTGGGCGCAGGAGCCCCCTCCCTCATTGGAGGTGACGAAGAAGGGGACATGTACCTCGACACCACGGCGGACGACATCTACCAGGTGCAGTCCAGCGTATGGGCCTTCGTCTCCAACATCACGGGCGCCACTGGCGCACAGGGAGACCCCGGGGTCGATGGAAACGACTGGCGCACAGCTGCCGGAGCTCCTTCCCTCATCGGCGGCGATGAAGAAGGGGACATGTACCTCAATGAGACCAACGGGGATGTGTACCAGGTCGTCTCTTCAGCTTGGGCCCTCTCCACGAACATCATCGGAGCCACAGGTGCTGCCGGTGCTGCTGCTCCCGAGAACCGAAAACTGAACTACATTTTCTGATGTACTCAGCATCCAATACAGTCTATCCCAGAGTTGTCACCGGCTCCGCCGGCACGATCGAATACGGAGTGTTTGGCACGACGCACGCGACGGGGCCGTCCGACATCGTAGCTCCTCTCAGTCAGGGCACGATCTCGACCGCGACTACGACCACGCTGTACCAACCAGCGTCGGGCGTCGAAGCTCAGATCCGGCACATTGTCGTGACCAACACGCACGCCTCCGTCTCGAACCTCATCACGATCATGGCCTACGATGGCTCCACTGATCGTCAGCTCTGGAAGGGCACGCTTGAAATCGGCGAGGCCCTCCACTGGGTTGAGCGTGACGGTGTGTGGCGCATGTATACCTCGGACGGATTCGTCAAGTTGGTGGAGGCTACCAACTCTGGCGACTCGTTCCCGTCCGCGCTCTACCACGGCAAGCCTTGGTACCGTACCGACCTCAACTGGGCCTTCCACTACGACTCCGACCGCGCCAAGTGGCTCGGCGAGTTGGAAATCTACCAGTTTGGCCGCAACGGCAACGTGACCGCTGAATCGTATCTACGATACGGAGGCAACGTACTCGCAAACGGTGGAGGCTCCGGTCACTCTCCGGTCCATGCCGTCACCATTGTAGGCATGGTCGCCCAACACGACGGAAGCGTAACGCCGAGTGGGGACTTTGTGGTGTGGCGAAACAGCACGCGACTGACCGGCGTGGTCGTCACCAGCCCTGCCGATGGGGCGTCCGATTTCGACCTCAACGACAACTTCGCAGCAAATGGCTTCCTGTCCGTCAACTGGGGAGATATCGACGGGGTGCTGAGTCCAACTACCATTGTGGACGGCGTCGCGACTGTCTACATGCGACGGAGAGAAACCTGATGGTTCAGTACGACGAAGCCCACATGCTCTACGTCGTCACTGAAGAGCTCGCCAAGATCACTCGTGATCTTGGTTCTGCCATCTCCCCCAACGTCCCAGCCAGCACCAAGGCCGAACTGCTTGTTCTAGATGCTCGTCTCAGCAAATTGCAAGAAGTCGCTATCGCTTACGTCATCCCTCCGGCTACCCTCGCCCAACTCCGAGCTGATCTCCAGTTCCTCCTGAACCAGCCGTAATGCCATGGCAGTCATCGACACAATCACCATCGGAGCGGACACCTTCTCCGTCTACGCCCTCACCGCCACCAACGCGGTTGCTGAGACCACGACCTTCTGGAACGGCAGGCTCGGTGCGGAGAAGACTGCATGGGACGCTGCCGTGACTGCGGCTGCGGACGACGAGAAGCGTGCGCTCGTGCAGGCTGCAGACTGGATCGACCGCGCTCTCATCTTCACGGGTGACGAGACGGTGGCGGGTCAGCCTCGCGCATGGCCCCGGGACAACGCCGAGGACTGTGGCACGGCAGTCGCTGACGGCACCACTCCGGACGACATGTTCTACGCTCAGGCGTGGCTCGCCGGCATGATCCTGGTGGACGCCGCATCCTCCACCTCCCCGGGCGAGGGCTCCAACATCAAGAGGGTTGGCGCAGGCTCGGCCTCGGTTCTGTTCTTCGTAGGCACGGAGGGTACGGCCAGCGATGTTCGCCTGCCTCAGGTGGCCCACGACTACACCAAGTGCTACACAGAAGCTGGGACCAGCTCTGGCTTCGCCACTCCTGTCTCCAGGGGTACAGACTGCGACTCCGCATTCGACGAGGATGACTTCGGCTTGAACGGCGGACTGGCCTAATGGGCAACCCCCTCTTCGGAGTCGACATCTCCAAGCTCATCAAGGACAATATCGGTCCTGGTGTCAACGATGCCACGCTGATCAAGGTCACGGGTGGATCTCGCACTGGTGGGCAGCTGACCGGCGGAACCAACCCGACCACCGCGTCCCACGCGTGCAAGGGATTCATCGACATCCTCGACCGCAACCGAGTCGACGCAACTCTCACCGAGGAGGCAGACACTCTGATTGCCCTTCTCGGAGACACGATCAACGGGGGAAGCACTGTGCCCACCCCGGGGGACCGGATCACGATTCTGGGTACAACCTACAACGTGATCCAGGTCCTCGTAGACCCGGCTCAGGCCGTCTACAACTGCATCTCGCGAAGCGAGTAGCCTCAGAGTCGCACTCTGAGAACCCCTTTCTGGTACCACACGGAAACTTCCAATGACAACTCATCTCCATCAGCCTACGCTGATTCCCCATCTCGAAGACGCGAACAGTGCCGCTCCCGGCGCTGGCGACTCCGGCACTGCCGTCGATCGGCAGTTCCATGCCGTTCAGCGTGTTCGTGTCACCCTCACCGACGTCGTGGTCTCCATCACGGCAGCCCTGGACTACGGCAGCGCACAGCTGCTCGACTTCCAGGATCGCAACATCATGATTCTCGGTTGCGAGACCAACGTCGAGATGACCAAGGGCAACCTGTCCACCGGCATCGTGATCGGCACGGACATGGACGTTGGCCTCGGTTCGGAACCGGCCTCGGCTCAGACGCTCGCCACCACGATGATCAACATCATCGAGAAGCAGGACGAAGACGCCTCGGACCTGACGCCCGCTGCGCTCTATGACTCGCACGCTCAGGCGACGGCCACCCCGGCCTCCGTCCTGCCCGACTCGGCCACCTGCGGCGTCTACTGGAACATCGGCCTCCCGACTCCGGTCACGGTCGACGACACGGTCAGCCTGACGGGCACCGTGGACATCACCTTCATCGACCTCGGCAACGAGAACAGCTGAGTTGGCTGACATCCTCGATCCAGCAGAGAGGCTCCAGGCACTGGTGGCTGCGCAAGCACCCCAGTTTGCTTCGGGGTTCTCTCTGCTGGTCAGGGACATCAAGTCTGACATCGACCTCGCTCACATTGCAGACCTGCTCGAGCGAGGCAGATTCGAGGAAGCCCTCACAGAGACCCTGCGCCGTGCGCCAGGTTTGGGTGGGCTATACACCGAAGCGTTCGTGGCTGCCGCCAAGGACACTGCTGAGTTCCTCAACAAGAACCTCGAGTTCCTCGTGGTCCACTTCGACCAGACGAACCCCTTCGCCATGCAACTGGCGCGAGAAAACCAGCTGCGGCTGGTCCGAGAGTTCACCCAGGCCCAGGCCCGGGCGACACGCGAAGCGATCCTTGAAGGTATCCGGACCGGGGCCAACCCTGCACAGCAGGCTCGGAACTTCAAGGACTCCATCGGCCTCACCGAGCATCAGGTGAAGGCGGTGAACAACTACAAGCGATTGCTCAGCGAAGGTGACAAGGCCATCTTCGATCGAGCTCTCCGCGACAAACGATTCGACTCCACGGTCCGACGGGCCATCGAGCAGAACAAGCCCCTGACCCGCACTCAGATCGACCGCATGGTCGACCGCTACCGGGAGCGATTCATCGACTTCCGTGCCACGACCATCGCCCGCACGGAGGCGCTTGGTAGCGTTCACGCGGGCAACCTAGCCATGTACGAGCAAGCCATCGCGGCTGGCCTCGATCCTGCTGGCCTCTCCACCGAGTGGAACACTGCCCTTGACGAGCGGGTCCGTGGTACGCACAGTTCCATGCACGGCCAGGTCGTACAATTCGGCGAACGATTTACCTCAGGAAAAGGTAATACAACCCTGATTCCAGGTGGATTCGGTGTCGCGGAAGAAGACATCCAATGTCGTTGCGCGGTGGGGACTCGGATCAAGGAACTGGCGCCTGTGCCTGGACTTTCTGTGGAGTTCCTTTAGGAATCTGAGGATTTCCCTTTCGCTCGGCTCGTCACTCGCCTTACTATCGGACTCGTCACACTATGACATCTCACCTCCAGACCTCCTCCATCCTCAAGGTTGATGACTCCCTAGGTCTCGTCTTTGGCTTCGCCATCGTCTGCAAGGCTGACGGCGAGCCCTACTTCGACCTCCAGGGCGACCACATCCCCGAACCCGTAATGCTCAAGGGTTCGTTCGACTTCGCGAAGAACTCGCGGGTGGCGAAAGAGATGCACACGGGTGATCAGATCGGCGACATCACCTTCATGTTCCCCCTGACCGGCGACATCGCCGACTCCCTGGGCATTGTGACCAAGCATACCGGGCTCCTGATCGCAATGAAGCCTGACTCCCCGGAAGTCCTGAAGAAGTTCGCTGACGGCGAGTACACAGGCTTCTCCATCGGCGGCAACGCCACCAACGTACCCCTCGCATGATTGACGCAGACGGCAACATCGTGAAGAGCGTGTTCGAGTCCATGACCCTGGACGAGATCAGCGCCGTGGATCGTCCGGCCCAACCTGACTGCGTGATGTCGATCATGAAGAGGGCAGACGGCAAGAAGGGCGAGGAGGAGGAGGAGGAGGAGGACGGCAAGAAGGGCAAAGGCAAAAGCAAGAATCCCTTCGGCAAGCGAGCCATCCTCACCACAGCGACCAACGGACACACGCATACCCTCGTCGACGAGTCAGGCCCCGGGGCCCGCACCATGGTGGGGGAGACTTCCTTCATCATGGACAGCGACGGGATGCACCACTCGCACCCCTGGGTTCGAGATCCGGACACCGGCAACTTCACCATCGGTGAGGCCAACGGTCACACTCACAACACACTGCTGGACCACCGTTCTCTGGACGTTGCGATCAGCCTAGAAAAGGCCAAAGCCGGGGTGCCCGACCCCACCGAAGCCTCCAAATCCAACTCGGGTGACTCCACCGCCGATTCTGTCGGCACCGTTCAACAAGGTACACACATGTCCAAAGAGAACGATCAGACTGTCGACGAGGCGGTCGCCAAGCAGCTCGATGAGCTGACCAAGCGTGCCGAGCGCGCAGAGAAAGTCGCTGAGCTGAACGATGCCCAGCGGTCGATCTTCTCCGCTCTCGACTCCGTGGGCCAGGATGACTTCCTCGCTCTTCCCACCGATCTCCGCAACGCCGAGGTCGCGAAAGCGGCTGAGGCGAACGCGGTGGTCTACACCGATGCCGAAGGCACCGAGTACCGCAAAAGCGACGACCAACGCATGGTCTCCCTCGCCAAGCGTGCCGATGCCGAGCGTGACCTGCGCGTGAAGGGTGAGGAGATCGCGAAAGCGGCCGACCTCTCCAAGCGTGCGGAAGGTTTCTCCCACATCGTGGGCGGCACCGTCGCTGCGGCTCTGATCCTCAAGGGGATCGACGCGCTCCCGGAGGCGGACCAAAGTCCGGCTCTTGAGGCGCTGACCAAGCAGGAAGCTGCGATGGCCGAGGCGTTCGTGCGCAAAGGGACCTCCGAGGTTCCGAGCGGTGAAGGCAACGAGCTGGAGGTCCTCGCGAAAGCGATCCTCACCCAGGATCCCACCCTTTCCCCGGAGCAGGCCATGGCCAAGGCTCTGAAAACCCCTGAAGGCGAAGTGGCTTACAGCAAGTCGCTCGGCTTCTGAGCCCAGGAGTTCCAATCATGGCAACCTCTCAAGCAGTCAAGCTCATCTCGGGCGAAGCCGGAACCGCAGTCGTGGTCTACCGTCTCGTCACTCTTGCAGCGGACGGTCAGTACGACCACACCGTTGCCGACGGGGCACCTGACGGTGTCGCTGCCGAAACGCAAGCCACCGTTGGTGGCGCATTCCCCCTGGCTCTGCCCAATGGTGCGGTCGTGAAACTCGAATGTGGTGGCGTTGTCACCGCAGGCGGGAAGCTCGAAGCGATGACCGACGGCAAAGTGCAGGACTACGCTGGTGCCACGGGTGCCAGCTGGGTTGGCAAGGCCATGGAAGCCGGTGTCGACGGTCAGATCATCTCTGTCCTCTTCACGGTCGACCTCGACCAAGTCACCTGATCTTCTGATCGCAACAACAAGGAGCATCAACAATGCCTTTCTCTCAACCGTCGCGGTCTGACGTTCATGTCAACGGTCCGCTTTCCAGCATCTCTCTGGCCTACATCCAGAGTCAGGATGCATTCATCGCCGATCGGGCGTTCCCTCGCATCGCAGTGGCGAAGCAGTCGGATACCTACTTCACCTACGATCGCGGGTACTTCAACCGCGCCGAGATGGAGAAGCGTGCCCCGGGTGCCGAGTCCGCTGGTGCCAACTACAGCATCAGCACGGCGTCCTACGCCGCTGATGTGTGGGCCCTGCACCGGGACGTCGCGGACCAAGTCCGTGCCAACGCCGACAGCCCCATCAGCCTCGACCGCGAGGCCACGGAGCTCCTGACCCTTCAGGGTCTGCTCCGCAAGGAAGTGGAGTGGACCTCCACTCACTTCGTCACCGGCGCGTGGACTTCGGAAGTCACGGGCGTCTCCGGCGCTCCGGGTGCTTCTCAGGTGCAACGCTGGGACGAGGCTGCTTCGACTCCGATCGAAGACGTCCGTACCGGCATCCGCACGGTGCACGAGTCGACGGGTTTCCGTCCCAACAAGATGATCCTTGGCCGCGAGGTCTACGATCAGCTTCTGGACCACCCCGACATCGTCGGTCGTCTTGACCGGGGCCAGACCTCCGGTCCCGCCATCGTCATGCGTGACGCCCTCGCTGCTCTCTTCGAGCTCAGCGAGATCCTCGTCATGGACGCGATCCAGAACACCGCGTCGGAGGGGCTCACGAACGTCCACTCCTACATCGGTGGGAAGAACGCGCTGCTCCTGTTCGCTGCGCCGTCGCCGGGACTCATGGTCCCCTCGGCTGGCTACACGTTCACGTGGAGCGGTCTGCTCGGTGGTGGTGCTCTCGGCACGCGGATCTCCCGCATGCGCATGGAGCACCTGAAGGCCGACCGTCTCGAGATCGAGATGGCCTTCGACCAGAACCAGGTGAGTGCCGACCTCGGCTACTTCTTCCTGACCGTGGTCAACTGATTCGACGCCGAGCTCCGGACTTGAAACGGTCCGGAGCTTGGCCCACCCTCTGCCCCTACCCCCACCCAACACAGTACACCATGGCAACTCTTCGACACTGGAAACAACGCTTCGACCCTGACGCAGACCTCGTCTTTCGCAAGAGGATGGTCATCCGTGGATGGGGTGTGGATGTTGCCGAACCCGGCGACCGCGTTCCTCAGGAAATGAAGGACCATTTCGGCGTTCACCGTCTCCGCATCTGGTGGGAAGGTGGCTTCCTGCAGATCGATGATCAGGCAGAGCTCGAGGCTCCCTCAGCAGGAGCAGGTGAGGACTTGGCCCCGGACCTGAGTAGCGGGTCGCTCCAGAGCACTGTCCACGTTGGTGGTGGCTACTACGACGTCACACGCAACGGGATCACTACCCGCATTCGCGGCAAGCAGAACATCCCGGCCTGATGGCAGCCACGCCCCAACTCGCCGTCGTCATCAAGTCTCTGGAGATCTTCACTGAAGGTCTCATCAGGAAGATGGCCTTTGACGTAGTCGCCAATCTCCGCAAGGCGGGGAGTGAGGGCGGCACGCCGGTGGATACGGGGTGGGCACGTGCCAACTGGGTCCCCTCCCTGGGCGGAGAACCTGCCTCCGAGCCGGTGGGCTCCAAGATATCTGTCCTGTCTGCGGAAGCGGCCACCCAGAGCGGGCTCGGTTCCCTCCTGAACTACAAGCTGCTCATCGGCCCGGTCTACATCACGAACAACGTGCCGTACATCACTCGTCTGAATGACGGACACTCCAGTCAGGCTCCCAAGGGTTTCGTGCAGGCAGCGATCACCGCTGCTGTTGCGATGAACGCCGCATGACGAGCGTCACCATCAACGAGGCTCGCGAGGCCATCTACCAACGCTGGGTTGACAACGTCCCCTCAGGCATTGGCAGCAACTACGCCTTCGCAAACGAGGCATTCACACCGCCCACCAATGCCCCTTGGGCTCGGTTGACGGTCGTACACGAGCAAGGCGAGCAGGACTCTCTGGGTCCCATCGCGAGTGCAAAGCGCAAGTTCCTCAGACGTGGTCGGGTCCTCATCCAGATCTACGACCAAGTTGACCAAGGAACCCGAGTTCTAGACTTGCTTGCTGACGAGTCTCGTGATATCTTCGAGGGCACCCTATTCGACGGGGTGTACTTCATCAGCGCAGACATTCGGGAAAGCGGTCAGGATGGTGAGTGGATGCAGCTCATCGTGGACGCTCCCTTCGACTATCAAGAGACCAAGTAGGAAAAACCCATGGCACGTTCACTCACCAACAACCTCGGGATGGCTGTCGCCATCGAGGCGAGCATCGGCACGCTCCCGGCCACTCCCCTGTGGGTGGATCTCGAGCCCAACTCCGTCGGGACCTATGGTCCCGAGATCACTACGGTTCCCCGGAACCCCATCTCCAACACCCGTCAGGCCCAGAAGGGCTCGGTCACGGACAAGGACTCAAGTGTGGAGTGGGAGGGCGACCTCACCAAGCACCACGCCATGCAGTTCATGGAAGGGTTCATCTTCGCGACTCGTCAGAGCGCGGCGATCATCAACTCCGCACAGGCAGGGTCGGACTACGAGACCCTGGCAGCGGCTACCAACGAGTTCACCCACACGACCATCGGCACGGCGATCCTTCAGGGTTCGCTCGTCAAGTCGCGAGGCTTCAGCACGGCTGCGAACAACGGTCTCTTCGAAGTGGATGCGGCCTCCTCAGTGACCTCCACGCCCCTGGCCAGCACGCCCGGTGTGGTTGCTGAGACCCCGGCCACCACGACCGGCGCTCGGATCGATGTCTGTGGCTTCCGGTTCACGGACCTGGTCTGGACGGATGCCACCAACACGCTGACCACGGCCCTGGTGGACGAATCCACGTTGGGTCTCTCGGCTGGCCAACAGATCAAGGTTGGTATCGCAGGTGGCAACGAGTTCGGTAACGGTGTCATCACTGGTCGAATCGTCAGCATCGACGGCACCAGCGGCATCGTCCTCGACAAGGTCGAGAACGTCGGCACGGGTACGCTTGACGGTGGCGGCAACGAGACGGCCACTGCGGTCGACTTGCTCTACGGGCCCTTCGTGAAGAACGTCGCGGTCTCGGATAGTCTCTTCCTCGAGCGCTCGTTCCAGTTCGAACTGGCCTACGCCGACCTGGACTCGGTGGGCACTGACGAGTACGAGTACGCCATTGGCAACCTCTGCAACGAGGTGGCCATCAACATGCCCGGTCAGGACAAGGCCACCATGGCCTTCAACTTCATCGGGACGAACTCCGACGAGATCACCGTCACTCGCAAGGGCAACGCGTCCAACCGGGTAGTGGCAGTCCAGAAGGCAGCATTCAACACGGCAGCTGCCTTCGCTCGTCTGAACCTTTGGACCACGGCCGAGGCTGACCTCGCCACGTGCTTCAAGTCGCTGACGCTCACGATCGCCAACGAAGTCTCGCCGGAGAAGTGCCTTGGCACCCTGGGCGCTGTCTTCATGAACACGGGCAACCTGGCGGTCAGCCTGGAAGCGGAACTCATCTTCACCGATGCGGACCTCGCCACGGCCATCACGGACAACACGACTGTCACGTTCGACTTCCTTCTGTCGAACGACGATGGGGCTATCTCCCTGGATCTCCCGTCCCTCACCCTCGGTGGTGGCGCGAAGAGCTTCCCGGTCAACGAGTCCATCAAGATCGCCGTCACGGGGAACACCTTCGCTGATGCCACGCTGGACACCAGCATCGGCTTCACCGAGTTCCCCCACTGGGCCTGATCTACACGGGGTGGTCGGACTTGCCGGCCACCCTAGTCTCTCTACCTCTACCCCCAATTCGACATGACTGACTTCAGCAACCTCTCCGCTCTCCAGATCACCGAAGACGCCACGGCCGAGTTCGTGTTCTTCGGAATCAATGGCGAGCCCACCCTCTCCGTTCGTCCGGCTACGCAGGAGAACAAACCGTTCTTCAATGCGGTTCTCACGAAGAACAAGCAGGCCCAACGCAAGGCCAAGGGTCGCAGGGCTGTCGCCCCCACGGCTACCACCCTGGCCGAGGCCAGGACCGCCGACATCGAGCTCTTCGTGTCCTTCATCGTCACTGGCTGGACCAACGTGGTCGACGCCAAGGGCAAGGCCGTCAAGTTCAACAAGGAAGTGTGCAAGCAGTTCCTGGAGGCCATCCCCGGCGACATGTTCGACGAGCTCCGGATGTTCTGCCTGGACATCGCCAACTTCCGCCTGGAGATGGATCCCGACGAACTCGAGGAGCTCTCGGGAAAGTAACAGAGCGGCTCCTCTGGGAGCTGCGATACCAGCGGGACGGGTTCCTTGTTGACGCAGCTCTAGCAAGGGAGAAGCCGCTACCTGACTGGTACGTCGATGAACCCGAGCTCGAGCCCTTTGAGGACTTCTACATCACCGCTTTCTACTGTCTCATCACGGAGCGCAGGGGCGGTGTCTGTATTCCCCACTCGGAGATCCTGGATTTTGGCGAGCGTTCCGGACTGAATTCCGCTATGCTCGTCACCTTCAGAACAATCATCTGGACGTTGGAAGGTGCCTACAACACGTGGGCCAAGGGTGAGCAGGACAAGCAAGCTGCTCAGAACAAGCCCTCTCCGGCAGCTAGATTGAAAAGGTAACTCATGGTCGACTTCAGAATCAATGTTGTAATCAACCCCGTTCCGGCAGTTGCCGGCGCGAGGAAGGTTGATGCGGCGCTGACTCGGACGACGGCCAAGGCAGGACTCCTCGGTGCGGCTCTGGTTCGCGCCCTGGCACCTATTGCTACCGGGGCCTTCCTGATCGTGGGCATCAAGACCCTGGCCAACTTCGGTCAGTCCATGTCTCAGGTCGCCGCCATCACGGGGGCGCTCGGCGACGAGTTCGAAGATTTGCGCGAGCAGGCCATCCTCCTCGGGCGAGATACTCGGTTCTCTGCCACAGAGGCTGCGGACGGCATGACCTTCCTGGCCCGGGCTGGCTTCGACGCTGTGGAGGTGCTGGAGGCCATTGGGCCCACCCTGGACCTCGCAGTCGCGGGCAGCCTGGAGCTGGCCCGTGCTGCCGACATCTCCTCGAACGTCCTGAAGGGTTTCCGGCTGCCGGTCTCAGAGATGGGACGCGTCCTGGACGTCATGGCCGTGGCTGCCAACAGCGCGAACACCAACGTCTCCCAGTTGGGTGACGCCCTGAAGTTCGTTGCTCCTGTCGCTGCCGGTCTCGGTCTCTCCCTTGAGGAGACCACTGCTGCTATCGGTGCCCTGTCTGACGCTGGTCTCCAAGCCAGCCTCGGTGGTACTGGACTCCGGAAGGTGCTCGGCGAGCTCGAGGCTCCCTCCATCAAGTCTCAGAAGATCTTCAGGGACCTGGGGCTCGACTACCGGGACGTGGGGGTCTCGGTGAGTGGCCTGATCACTACGCTCGGCTTGCTGAAGCAATCGGGTGTGGATGTTGGTGACGCTCTCGAGCTGTTCGGCCAGAGGGGTGGTCCGGCCTTCGAGGTCATGGTCAACGCTGTGCCCAGCATCACGGAGCTGCGTGAGAAACTCGACGGTGCGGCAGGTGCCGGTGAGCGCATGGCGGACATCATGGACGACAACCTGCTCGGCGCTCTCCGCCGGGTCCGGTCAGCCTTCCAGACCCTGGTCATCCGACTCGGTGACTCCGGCGCCACGGGTGCGATTCGGAATGCCTTCGAAACTCTGGCGGCAGGCCTCCGTGCTGTGTCTGACGACCTGACCGGATTCATCAACGTCGTCCAGGGCATCACGTTCGTGATCGTGGTTCAGCAGGTCAAGAACCTGACTCTCTCCCTCAAGGCTCTGGCGCTCGCGGCTGCGGCCAACCCACTCTACGCCCTGGCCGTCGCGGTCACATTGATCACCGGATTGCTCATCGCGTTCCGTGAAGAGATCACCCTGACCAACGAGAGCACGACCACCCTCGCGGATGTTGCTCAGGCAGCGTTCGACCAGATCGCCGTGATCATGGACAGTTTCGTGCCCCTCGTCCAGGGGATTGGGGATGAGATCAATGCGGTGTTCGGCGGTGCCTTCGATGGCTTTGAGCTGAACCTCCAGAACGTGCTGCTGGCCATCGCCACCTTCTCCGATGTCGCCATCGGCATCTTCTTCGGACTGGGCAACTCTCTGACCGAACTCTTCCTTGGGCTTCCGAGGGCTATCGGGAGTGGCATCTTCGTCGTTCTTCAGGGCATCAACAACTTCATCGAGAAGACCATCGATGTCTCGACTGCTCTCTTCAGTGCTGTCGCCTTCTCGGCCAAGCAGCTAGGTCTGAGTCTTGTCATCTTCTTCGGGGAGATGGACGTTGCCTTGACGCAGCTTCTCCAGGGTCAGGCTGACGCAGCGGCGTCGACGGCAGCACAGGCCCAAGAGGTGCTGAACGGTCAGTTCGACGGGATCGGAGACAACTTCATGAAGAAGTTCAAGTCGGAAGTCTCCGAAGGGGAACTGACTCGTACGATCGAGGAAATCGCGAACCCGTTCGAAGGTGCCGGCCAAGAGATGGCCGCCAACATGACCAAGGGGTTCGAAGACGGTATCGCTTTCTCTGGTGTCACCGACTTCATTCTCGAGACCTTCGTTGCCGCTGATGCACTCGCTGCCGAGCGAGAGGCTCTGGAGCGACAGGCGGAAGCACAGCGGCTGGCCAATGAAGAGACGGCCAAGGCTGTGGAACTTCAGGCTGCGCTCACTGAAAAGACGGGAGGGGCCACAGGTGCTGTGGGTTCCATGGCCGAATCGCTCCAGGGTGGATTCCGCGCTGGCCTCGAGAACGGCCTCGCCGGCATCACCGATGTGGCAGGTGCCATGGAGGGAGCCATGACGAACGCCTTCGGGTCCGCTGAGGACGCTCTGGTGAGCTTCGCGACCACCGGCGAGGCTGACTTCGCGGGCCTGGTCAACGGCATCCTGGCAGACATCACGAGACTGCTCGCACGCCAGGCTATCCTGGCTCTGATCAACAGTTTCACGGGTGGCGCTGCGGGTGGAGGCGGGGCTGCCGGCATCGCTGGGCTCTTCGCCGCCAAAGCCGAGGGTGGTCCGGTCCGCCCAGGTGAGCCCACCATCGTTGGTGAGCGTGGGCCTGAACTCTTTGTGCCTCCGGGCGCAGGTAGTATCGCCACGGCTGCTGCCACAGCTGCCGCAGGTGGAGGTACTCCCCAGGTGGTCCAGGCTCCCCCGGTCAACGTCTCAGTCGTCAACGTCACCGACCCCTCCGAGGTCGTGTCCGCAATCAACAGTCCCGAGGGCGAACAGATGATCATGAACGTCATCCAGAAGAACCGCTCCACAGTCAAGAACAACCTAGCCTGATGCCCTTCAATAGCGGAACCGGAATCACCGACCATGTCGACATGCTCGACAAGTTGCTCGAGGTCGTGGTCAACTCGCGCCACCTCGCCTCGGTCGCTGTCGCTGTGGGTGGCACAGGTCATGCCATCGGCGACATCATCGAGATCGACGCCACGGGTTCAACGTCCTCCATCTTGGCGCAACTGGAGGTGACGTCTGTTGCCGCTGGGGTCATCGACGGCATCCGAGTCTACCGAAGCGGGGCCTACACGGTCGACCCCACGGACGTCACGACCAATGCCCAGAGCGGCACCACCGGCTCGGGCATCAACGCCACCTTCGTACTGACCATGAGCGCTGCTGTGTGGTCCCAGAATCGTCGTACGCAACAGGCGGCCAGCGCCGTGGTGGGAACCGCTGGGAACGGCTACAACGTCGGTGACATCCTCACAGCGACCAACGTGCTACCGGGTGTCCAGGGGTTCGCAGGTGCGGACGCGACGTTCACTGTGGCGACGCTCACCGGCGGAGCGGGTACGGGTGTGGCGACGGTCACTCTCCTTGTGGCAGGCAACTACGAAGAGGTGCCGTCCAACGATGTGGCCACCACCAACGACGGTTCCGGAGACGATGCCTGTGAGCTGACCGTCACGTGGGCAGATGGAACGTTCGCTGCCAACGAAGAGCAGGTCTGCATGCTCGAGGGCGAAGGTCTCGCTGGCCTTGACGAGATCCATGTCGTCATCCGCCCCTTCAGTCAGGCCTCGGGATTCGACACAGCGTTCAACTGGGCTCTCTACGGTGCCACGGCATACAGTGCCACACTGCCCATCCACCAGCAGATTGGTATGAACGCTGGTACGGCACCTTCGAACCAGATCAACGATAGCACCGGAGCTCTCCCGACCAACGGGAACATTGGGTCGTACGTGGTTCTGAAGGATGACGATGCTGATCCCAATATTGGTTGGTGGATCTCCTGGACAGGTCGACGCATCATCATGGTCTGCAAGGTTGAGTCGGGTGCCACGACCCAGTACTCCAGCATGTACGTGGGCTTCCTGAACCAGACGGCCACGGATACCGAGTACCCCTACCCGCTTTGGATCTCTGGCCATACCAGTGACCAGAACAGGTTGTGGGACGAGACCTCCGAGCTGACTGGTGGAATCGTGGAGGTCATCTCCTCGGTCTCTGGTGACCCCATCGGACCGGGCTACCTGCGGCTACCTGCGGCCACTTGGCTGAGCTTCGCTGCAGCTACCTCAGACTCGGCCTCTACTCGTATCATTGAACACGAGTTCTGCATCTACCCGTTCACGAACCGTGGCGCACTGTCGGGAGCGGACCAGAAGGTGTCGCTCACTTCGGATGTGGACTGGAGTTCAACTGGTGGTCATTCAATCATTCCTGTCAGTGGGGTGCCTGGCACCCAGAACCTGCTGCTCAAGCCCACCCCGGGGACGGGGGACGACTACTATTGGCTCGTCCCTCCGATGGTCATCCGATACGAGAACTCTGGTGTAAACCTCTTCCCGGACTTCTACAACATCTATGGTGAGATCGACGGAGTCTTCTGGTTCCACACCGGAGGCAACGCAATCGTGAGCGAGGATCGCTTCGAGTTGACCACCAAACGCTACACCATCTTCCATAACGGCAACCGTATCCAGGACTGGAGCTACTTCGCTCTGGACGAGGACTGATCTCATGGCCTATCAAACCGGCTCCGCCACCGACCTCGGCGACCTCCTCTCCAAGATCGACGTCTTCATGGCTGCCCACGGGTGGACACAAGACGACTTCGATGATGGTACTACCACCGCTGCTGAGGGATTCGCGCAGTGGAACAAGAACTCCATGCACGTTGGCCTGAAGTGGGTGGCGAACGCTCCCAACAACCTGTCCATCCACCAGGCACTCGCCAATGCCGGTGCGGTGTTCCCCGGCGCGCATACCGACGACAGCGGGAATGGGTACAACGCTGCCTTTGGCACGGACGCGCAGCTTGATGACGAGCGGTGCGTGAACGACATCGGCGATGGTCCCTTCCCGTCCTACTACATCTTCGAGCAGGACGCGAGCCCTGCCTACGTCCACATCGTGGTGGAGATCGCCAGCGAGACATTCCGCCACTTCGGATGGGGCGAGATGAACAAGTTCAATGACTGGACCGGAGGCGAGTACTGCTATGGGCACTTCGCCGATGAGAACAGCGCATCGTCGGGTGTGGATACCCAGGCATACCCTCCGTTTGATGGGATGCAGGCTGTTGTGGGGACCCCCTCGCGCAGGGCGGCTACCATCCATGCGGAAGGACTGCCCAACCAACTCGCGGCCGAGAAGTGGCTGATGCACGCTGGGGGTATCACTGCCGACGAGAGTGCCAACTTCGTTGACACGGCGGGCGAGCACAAACGACTCACGTTCGGCGGGTTCCGAGCAGGCCCTGTGGCCTTTGGGCTCGGAGACTTCCGTTCGGACAATGCGACGGGACACATCCCGATGTACCCGTGGGCTATCTTCCTGAGGGACTTCACGAACGACTATGCTTACTTCCTCGGTGACATCCCGGACATCCGTGGTGTGGACATCTTCAACTTCACCGCTGGCCAGGAGGTCACGGTCGGTTCGGATGTGTGGCTCTTCTTCCCTCAGGTGAGGCGTACTGAGGACGACGTCATCGGGCGGACCTACTACCAGGGCATCGCCTACAAGAAGGTCACTGCCTGATGACCGTCTTCGCGGGGCTCTCTCAGACCACACTCATCACGGCGGCAGTTACCGACAACGGGGCTGCCGCCGATGCGTATCTGAGATCGCTGCCCACGCTCTTTCCGTTTCCTGCTGACGGGTTGCCGTCGATGCAGCAGGAGATGCACAACCTTGTGGCTGGTCCTGGGAAGACCAATCATGTGCTGAACGCTGTGTTCGTGGGCCTCCACCAGGACGAGGCGTTTCCGGACTTCTTCGAGAACTATCATGTCATCCCCCGCTCGTTTGACCTTGGCAACATCCTAAGCGATCAGTCTATTGCCATGGATGTGTTCTCCGGCTTCCGGAAAACTGAGGGCAGCTGGACCGGCTTCACGAACAACGCTGGAGATGGCACCACTCTGTCTGGAAACCCCGGGCTGCCGGCACCGATGTACCCCTTGGCAGGGTACGCCATGACTCTGGAGGTCAGCGCCACTGGTAGCCCGTCGGTGGACAGCACTCTGGACTTCGAGTTCGACTCTGGGGCTGTCACCATCCTGGTGCCGATCGTCCTGAACCGGATCGTACTCTTCCCGATCAGGCCGGAGATTCCCTACCTTGAGAAGCTGCAGTTCCTGACCGACATCATTGAACACGAGGACGGTAGCGAGCAGCGGATCGCCGCTCGGAAGAACCCTCGTCAATTCTTCGAGTGGGATGTCCGAATGGACAACGGCACCTTCGACAACAGCCGGTTCGAGTCCCTGATGTTCGACTGGCAGAGCCGCAACTGGGGTGTGCCTATGTGGCACGAGGCCACCGAGGTGAGTGTCGCTGTGACGGCTGGGGACCTCACGATCAACGTGGACAGCACCGACGACGCGGACTACCGTAACGATGGGCTGATCCTGATCTTCACCGACGCCTCCACCTTCGATGTCCAGACTGTGGACAGCTTCACCTCCACCACCGTCACGCTGAAGAGCGCTGTCGTGGGCTCCTACCCTGTGGGGGCATCCGTGACTCCTCTGCGTACAGGACACATGCAGAGGCAGGTCGCAGCCAGCCGGTGGACGAGTGGAGACCAGAACGTCAAGCTCCGGTTCCGCATCACGGACAACGATGCGAACCTGGGAAGCACCACACCCTTCGACGTCTATAACTCCAAGGTACTGCTTGACGACTGCAACGTCATGCGGGGTGGCCAGAAGCAGGCTTCCATGCTGCAGGAGCTCATCCTTGTGGACAACATCACTGGCCTGCCCTTCCAGGACAGTCCCTGGGAAAACGGGATCAGCGTGTACCCCCTGACCCTTCGAGCCAACTCCAGGGCCGAGCTCTGGGATCTCCGAGGCCTCCTCCATGCGCTCCGTGGGCGTCAGATCAGCTTCTACGTGCCCACCTTCCGCAATGACCTGATCGCCAACCAGAACCTTGCTACGGCATCTCAGGATCTGAACATCGTCAACATGGGGTATGTCCAGTTCGTCAGGCAGCGCCAGCCCAGGGATAGGATCTGGGTGAAGCTCGTCGACGGCACCATCTTCACTCGTCAGGTCACCACCGCTGTAGAGGTTGACTCTACAACAGAGACTCTGGTCGTGGACGCAATCTGGGGCCAGGACATCACGCTCGCAGAAATTGATCGGATTTCCTACCTGGAAGAGGTGAGATTCGATACGGACGAGCTGGAAATCAGGTATGTTCGAGGCGAGCGACAGGTCTACGTCTCTGGTCCCGTCCGCTCCATTCTGCCCTGAACCCCCATGGCCTTCAGCACCTACGAAGAATCTCTCGAGGGCTCCCGCCCGGTAGAGCTCTACACCTTCACAACAGGGGCGGCCATCAACCGATGGACCTCTGCTGAGGACGATGTCACTGAGGGTGCTGACCTCTTCACCGCTGTCACGATTAGCCGAGAAGCGATGGCTGGTGGGGGTCCCGACCAGCGTGACCAGAGCCTGGTCATCACGGTTCCGACAGAGAACGCCATCGCGGCGCAGTTCATCAACTCTGTCCCCGGGGTAGCCACCTCCGTTGTGATCGAGCGCATTCAGCGCAGCGATGGCCCCGGCTTCGAGGTCATCAAGATCTTCGAGGGCCGAGTTGCCGCTGTGGCCTTCTCGGATCATGGCCGCCTGGCCAAGATCAATGTGGATCCGCTCGTCACGGCGACCAGTCGCACCATCCCTCGTTTCAACTATCAGGGCCTCTGCAACCACGTTCTCTACGACGACCTCTGTCAGGTAGACGACACTGACCCGGCCTTCCGTCTTTCGGCGGCTGCGGTCACGGCTGTCAGTGGGAACACGATCACTGTCACAGGTGTCACAGCCTTCGGCGCCAACTTCTTCAATGGTGGATTCGTGGAGTCCCTTGGGGGTGTGGACCGCAGACTCATCCTGTCCAGCTCCGGCGACGTCCTGACGCTGCTCCTTCCGTTCTCTGCCAGCCCGTTGGGCTCCACGGTAATCGTCTTCGCAGGCTGCGACCATTCGATCTCCGTCTGCAAGAACAAGTTCAACAACGTCATCAACTACGGAGGGTTCGCCTTCGTGCCCACCAAGAACATCTTCCAGACGGGGATCTCCACATGATTCTCACCAAGTTCCAGTGTGCGCTCATCCGTTGGGAGAGTGATCCCAAGGCCCGGGCCCGGGGCGGCTTCTGGTGGACCCTCCTCTGGTGGGCCATCACCTTCGTGGCCAGCATCCTGCTCGCGCCCAAGCCCGAACTCGAGAACGCCAAGCCCTCTGGCCTGGGCGACTTCAAGTTCCCGACGGCTACGGAGGGACGCGCTGTTCCCCTCATCTGGGGTACCGTCCGCATTGACGGTCCGAACGTGGTGTGGTACGGCGACCTCTTCCAGGAGAAAATCAAGGAGAAGGTCAAGACGGGGATGTTCTCCTCAGAGTCAGTCATCACTGGCTACAAGTACTATCTCGGGATTCAGTTCGCGCTGTGCCGTGGGCCTCTGACCGGCACGCATGATGGCCTGCTCGAGATGTGGGTTGGTGACGATGCTGTATATGGTGGAGCAATCGTCACTGCCGGAAACGACATCGCGATCAGTGAGCCGAGACTGTTCGGAGGGAACGACCTCGGCAATGGTGGCTTCATTGGTACCTGGAAGTTCCATGGTGGGGCGGCGAACCAGGCGGTCAGTACCTACCTGACAGCCTTCCAACTCGAGGGTGGGGACACCCCTGCCTACCGAGGCACCTGCTACCTGGCTCCCTCCTCCGAGAATGCCTACCTGGGTAACTCGACCAGCATCAAGCCCAACAAGTTCGAGCTCCGGCGCATCCCGGATGGTTTGTCCCTGGCTGCCGGTGCCGAAATCATCAACAGTGCTGACTGCAATCCGATGAACGTGATCTACGAGATCATGACCGACTCGGACTGGGGCCTGGGCTATGACCCTGCGGAAATCGACACGACCAACTTCGCGGCAGCTGCCGCTACCTTGGCAACTGAAGGCAACGGATTCAGCTTCATCCTGGACAGCCCAACGGAAGCTGCCGAGGTCATCCGCATCGTTGAGAAGCAGATCGAAGGTGTGATCTTCTTCGATCAGACTACCGCGCTGTGGGTGGTGAAGCTCGTCCGGGCGGACTATACCCCTGCTGCGCTGCCGAACATCAACGTCGGCAACATGTCCAAGGCGGACTGGAGCTTCAGTCGTGGCAGCTGGGAGAACACGACCAACATCATCCGCACGCAGTACAGCGATAGGGATGACGAGTACAAGACCACCTTCGGGCTGGCCCAAGACACGGCGAACATCCGGATCCAAGGTTCCAACGTCAGCTCAACTGTCAGCTATCCTGGCTGCAAGAACGCAGACCTGGCGAACGTGCTCGCATGGCGAGACCTCCGCACCCTGAGCTACCCGCTCGCGAAGGCCACCATCACCGTGGACCGTACCTTCTGGGACGTCAACCCGGGAGACGTCTACACGTTCACCCATGCAACCCTGGGCATCGTAGAGATGCCGATGCGGGTTCAGCGGATCGACTACGGGCAGCTGGAAAACAACAAGATCCGGCTGGACCTTGTTCAGGACGTCTTCTACAGCGCCTCAGCGTCCGGTGCAGCCCCCGGGCCTACCGGGTGGACCGCTCCAGAGGATACGCTTGTGGCCTTCCCTGCGACCGAACAGCGAGCCTTCGAGGCTCCTCGCGCCCTGGTGCGCCGCGACCCTACTACCGGGGGCACCCTGACGGCGAAGCTCTACGCCATGGGGCGTCAGAACAATAACGAGGTGAAGTTCGAGATCAGGGAGCGCAACTCTTCGGGCACCCCGAGTGGGGCATACCAAGAGGCGGGCACAGTGTACGACTTCGTGAAGATCGGACAGCTCACCTCCGCCCTGACAACGAAGTCGGCCTATCCGCTGGCTACCCTAAACATCACGGACAACCCGGACACCGAGACGGACATTCTGGCCGCGTTCACTACCGCATCCAGCACTACCGAACTCGGAGTGGAACTCCTCAACCTGCTTCTGATCGACGACGAGTTCATCCTCGTGTCCTCTGCACAGGCAGGATCGGGCACGACCGTCGACCTGATCGATGTCTACCGAGGTGTGTTGGACTCCGTGCAGGCTGACCACGCGATCAGCTCTGATGTCTTCATCGTCACCGCTGGGGCTGGCATCACGGTCGACTCCGTGAAGGAAACGAACAATGTGGATGTGAAGCTCATCCCCATGAGCATCACCGACGAAGTGCTGGAGTCTGCCGCAACCACCATCTCGTTCGCGATGGACAAGCGGAACCGTCGACCCTACCCTCCGAGCATGCTCAACGTGGGCGGCACGGACTGGGACACCACCTCTGTCGACATGCAGGGCACCGGCTCCGGGTTCGAGGACTACAGCACCACGCTCACCATCGACCGGCGAGACTACCGGGTGGCGGATGGCAACAACGAACTCGTCGCGCTCGTGACGGACGGCATCGCCTTCGGCACCGGGGCCCTGTTCGACGACAACGACCTTCAGCACTCGGTTGAGATCCGCCACGATCCTGCTGGAACCGATGACCTGATCCTCACCGGAGAGGCATTCCTCACGGATGGTCAGACCTACGAACTTCAACTCATTGACATCTGGATTGGTCTCAATGGGGCAGCGCCCACAGGTGACATCCAGGTTCTGATCACTGCGAACCACGACGACGGAGCGGACACTGATCTGGTCTCGCGCCAGACCCTTGACCATCAGTTCTCCACGATCAATGACAAGAGCGGAGAGTTCGAGTTCGGACTCCTCAGCAACGGCGAGACGAGTGCACTCTACACTACAACCATCACCGGAGTCTATGCATTCACCCTCACCTCTGCATTCACGGTAGGGAACGTGGAATACAGGGTGAACGGTGGTGCCTGGACCAACCTCATCACAGCGGGAGGTACATCTGGCAGCACCGCCAGCCTCACCGCTACTGACACCCTTGAGATCCAACATCTCTCCAGCGATAGCGGTATCAAGAAGGTCATCACCATGAACGCAGCTGGAGCTGGTCAGGACGGGTTCGCCGTCTTCGAGAACTAGACATGATCCCCGACGAAGAACTCCGGGAGCTGATTCGCTCCGAACTAGCTGCCGCCAGGGAGCCCACCGCTGTCCATGTCCAGGATGTGGTCCGCACTGCTGTCCAGGAGACCTTGGTCACACTGGGAATGGACGCGTCAGATCCGATGGCACTCCAGCAGGACATGCACTTCATCCGAGAAATGAGGGAGACGTCTGAGAACATCAAGTCGAAGAGCCTACTCGTGATGACCGGCCTCCTCATTACTGCGCTCGTCGGGGTCATCTGGATCGGAATCAAAGCGAGTATCATCGGATAATCCCTTAGACCCCTTGAGACGGGCAGAGTAACGAGGGGCAGGATGAGTGGCGTTTGGAGGGACGAGTGCAGGACTGACATGCCCAACAACGAACTATTCTCTTATTACTACTCCACCCCTCAAGAAATAATAGAAATATCTATAGTACACATGTACACGCAGTGCGCGTCGCATGTCATGTACGAAGAATGCCAAACTGTTTGAGGGCGGAAGTACTCTAAGGGATTCCGAATCCCTTGGGCCATGAGTTCGGATTCCACTTGAGGGATCCCTCTTTTGGACAGGTTCTGTTGGACGGGGGTCTGACAGGTAGAGGGGAGATCCCGTTTGCTTCGGCAGGCGGGATCTCTTTTTCCAGAAGGTTCTAGCGCTCCGCAGGTTCAGGTGTACAATCCGGTCTTCGGGGCGAAGGTGTTCTTCTGGTTGGCTTCATCCACCTTCTACAAAGCCCTAGGGGCCGGACTCTTCGCGGGGATCCGGCCCCACCTAGCCAACCGAGCCAACCATGATCTGCCGCCCTATTGAGAACCCCGGCCCGGAGCGATGCTTCCGGCTGCCTCCCTACACTCACCAGCTGGAGGAGTGGAAGAAGAGCAAGGACCTGGAAGGGTATGCGCTCTGGTGGGAGATGGGCACAGGCAAGTCCTGCTGCACAATCGGCACGGCAGCGTACCTCTACCTCACGGGCAAGATCGACGGCGTCGTCATCCTGGCCCCCAACTCTGTCCATGTGAACTGGACGGAGGACGAGATCCCCACCCACATGCCTGACGACATTCAGGCCGAGACTAGGATGATGACCTGGTACTCGTCAAAGGGTGGACAGAAGGGAACGCAGAAGGTCCTCAAGGATCTGATCGCCCACGACGGACTATCCGTGCTGTCCATGTCATATAACTCGTTGATGACACAGGCAGGGGCCAAGGCTGTGAAGGCCATGCTCCAGAAGCGGAAGTGCATCTACGTATTCGACGAGTCGGGCCGGTTCAAGAACCCGGGCGCCAAGCGAACGAAG